GAGTAAAATCAGTTCCTATAGATGAGGCAAACACAGACTACCAAGAGATCCTTGAGTGGGTTGCCGCGGGTAATACAATAACCGACCCAGGAGCGTAGCCATGTTTGGCGTAGCAGCTTTTGGTGAATTTGCTTTCGGCGAAGCTACTCACCAGCCAGTAAATTTAGAGGGTGTTCAAGCCACTTTATCTTTAGGTAATATTTCAGCGATTGAAGCGAACGCTGATGTTACACCAAATAGTAATGTAGCCAATATATCTATTGGTAGTTTAGGTTTTGTAGGTAAAGCCAATGTATTAGTTACTACCAATGCACTTACATCTAGTCTAGGTAACTTTACAACAAAAGCTGCTGCTAACGTAGGAGTCACAACTAACTTAGCGGGAACCGTGGCTAGCGGAACGGTGACCATTGTAGCTAAGGCTGTTGTAGCTCCGGAAACAAATCTTTTAACTTCCGCTGTTACTGGACCGGGTGTTATTACTTGGAACGATATAAACACAAACGCAAGTCAAACATGGACAAATGTAGAAACTTAAGATAAAATGGAGAACACATGTCATCATCATACTCAACATCATTAAAATTAGAAAAAATGACCACTGGCGAAAAAGCTGGTTTATGGGGTACAGTTACTAATACAAATTTAGATTTAATACAAGAGGCAGTAGGAGGTTATATTTCTATTGCTGTTACCAATGCAGATATAACAACAACTATAGCAGATGGAGCATCTTCTAATGGTCGTAATGCTGTTATTAAGTTAACAGGAACACTTGCTGCAAATAGAAATATTACTGTTCCAGACTCTGTAGAGAAAGCTTGGTTGGTTGTTGATGCAACGGATAGAAGTTCTAGTCATTATACATTAACATTTAAAACAGCGTCAGGAACTGGAGTTACACTAGCTCGAGGTTCTACCACTTTATTATTCTCAGACGGAACAAATATCGTAAAAGGTATGATAAAAAAAGGATATGTAACAACTACTTCCGCTTATACTGCTGTTGCAGATGATCAAATTATAGTAGATACAAGTTCTGCTCCTGTCACAATCACATTACCTGCAAGTCCTAGTGTAGGAGATGAAGTTCATTTTATAGACGGAAAAGGAACATTTGGTTCTAATAATTTAATTATCAATAGAAATAGTTCCAAGATTAATTCAGGCACATCTAATTTAACAATTTCAACAAATGGTCAGTCTTTTACATTAGTCTTTGCAAATGCAACTAGAGGTTGGACTTATAAGACATTCATATAGGAGATAATTTTGTCTCTTATTAACTTTGAAATTATTCCCGGAATAGATAAACAGAATACTACCAAGGGTGCAGAGAACCGTTGGATTGATAGTTCTAATGTAAGATTTCGATATGGCCTACCAGAAAAAATAGGTGGTTGGTCTTCTTTAATTTCAGATAGTATTGTTGGTGTGGTTCGTGCACAAAAACCTTTTATAGATACAACCGGTAATAGATATATTGCTTTAGGCACAGATAAATTTTTACTATTATTCTTTGAAGGTCAACTTCACGACATCACTCCTTTTGATTCTACAAGACAACAAACAAGTGCAACTCTAGCAACAACAGATGAATCTACTTCTGTTTTAGTTACAACTTCAAGTGCTCATGGTGCAAGTGTTGGAGATATTATATTACTTGATAGCGTCACCTTACCTAGTGGCACAGGTCTTAGTGCTAGTAATTTTGAAGATAAAGTTTTTATGATTAACACTGTTCCTAGTACAACTACATTTACAATTACTTCTTCGGCGGCAGCGACAGCCACTGTTAGTGCAGGAGGATCCACAACAGTAGAATTTTATTTTGTAGTTGGTCCACAAAAACAAACTTATGGATATGGTTGGGGTGTTAGCACATGGGGTGGTACAATATCAGACGCAGCTTCAACAACGGTAAACGAAGATTTAGATAATAGTGAAACAACAATAACACTTTCTAGTGCTGCATCTTTTCCTACAGCAGGAACTATTTTAATTGGTTCAGAACTTATAACTTACACAGGAAAATCTACTAATGATTTAACAGGATGTACACGAGGAGCTTTAGGTACAACAGCTACAACTCACAGTAATGGAGCAACCGTAGTTAATGCAACAGATTATAATGCTTGGGGTGATGCAGTAAAAGCTGGTCAAGTAAACTTAGAACCCGGTCTTTGGTCTTTAGATAATTTTGGTGAAGTATTAGTTGCAACGGTAGCTAACAGTAAAACTTTTACATGGAATCCCTCATCAACAACACCTTTAACAACTAGAGCAGCTTTAGATACAACAAACTTTGCAACAGGAAGTAATCCTACAGCTTCTCGATTAACTTTAATATCACCTACTACAAGACACTTAATACACTTTGGTACAGAAACAACCGTGGGTACATCAACAACTCAAGATGATATGTTTATAAGATTTTCAGAAAGAGAAAATATTAATAGTTATACACCTAGTGTTACGAATACAGCAGGTTCTCAAAGACTTCAAGACGGAACAAAAATTATTGGTGCTTTAAAAGCAAAAGAAAATATTTTGATATGGACTGATACAGCTTTATATACAATGAAGTTTGTTGGATCTCCTTTTATATTTGGATTTGAACAAGTAGGTACTAACTGTGGTTTGATTGGTAAGAATGCAGCTATAGAAGTAGACGGTGTTGCTTATTGGATGGGCACAAAAGGTTTCTTTTTATTTGATGGTACAGTTAAAACATTACCTTGTTCTGTAGAAGACGAAGTATTTAATAATATTGACACAACAAAAGGACAACAAGTTGTTGCAGGATTAAATAATTTATTTTCTGAAATAACATGGTGGTATCCTACAAATAGTGACTTTAATAGTAAGGCTGTAGCTTATAATTATGCTGAATCAGCACAAGTTCCCGGTGGTGTATGGTACACGAATAGTGAACCGAGGACTTCTTGGATTGACGCAAACTTATATCCTAAACCTCACGCAACAAAATTTGATGATACCGGCACAGGAACCTTTCCTGTTATTTTAGGTGAAGATGGATTAGGTAAGACAATATACTTTGAACACGAAATAGGAACAGATCAAGTGAATGAAGACGGAAGTGTTACTACTATAGAATCAAACATACAGTCTTATGATTTTGATTTACAAAGTCAAACAGGTGTTGGAGAAAAATTTGTATCTGTTAGTCGTTTTATACCTGATTTTAAAGATTTAGAAGGTAATGCCACAGTAACACTAGCTGTCAAAAGATATCCTTCGGAAACAGGTATTAGTTCTACTCATAGTCCTTTTATTATAAACTCAAGTACAGATAAAGTTGATACAAGAGCAAGGGGTCGTTATGTTAATGTTAAAGTTGCGAATACAGATATTAATCAAGAGTGGAGATATGGAACGCTAACTCTTGATGTTAAACCAGATGGAATGAGATAATGGCTAGAATAGTAGTAAGAATACCGGAACCTAAAGATAATTATGAAGTATCTAATCAAAGACAAATTAACAGAGGTATTGCAGCACTGATTGAAGAACTCAATACAACATATCAACAAAATTTAAGAGAGGAAGAAGAGCGTTTTGCTTTCTTCTTTAGTTAATGGCCAATAATTATTTAAACAAAAAAGTAGATTTAACTAGTACTGATATAACAACTCTTTATACAGTGCCCTCTGAGACTACAGGTATAATTAAATCAATTATTGTATCAAATGATTCTGCTAGTGCGGATACTCTTACAGTTACTATAACTAATGGTAGTAATGTTTTTAGTGTTTACAAAGAAGAAGCAGTTGATGCAAAAGCCACTAAAGAACTTCTTTCACAGCCTTTGGTTGTAGAAGAAACAGAAATAATCAAAGTCACGGCAGCTACAGCTAATAGACTTCATGTCATATTATCTGTACTAGAAATGACAAGAACAACGTAGGAGGTAAAATGGTATCATTTGTAGAAAAAGGTAAAGTAGATACAATAGTCAATGGTGTAGTTATAGAAAAAATTGATATTGAAACAGAAGTAACAGTTAAAAACCTTAAAACTAACAAAGAATATTCATCAGATAAAGAAGCAGAAGACGATGTTAACGACCCAAGTACAGACACAAAACAAGAAGATATTTCTAGAAGTGTTAATATAAAGGTCGCTAAAATGCCTGATGTTATATCTAAATCTGAGGATGAATAGTTGATTTTTGAAGCAAAAAAAAGTAATGTGTTTATGATAGATGCAGATAAAATAAGGGATATGGCCATGATTTGTGGTTTATATAAATCTTTTCCTCGCTATCAAGACCACACGTACGAGGACGTGCTCCAACATATTTTACCATCCATTATATTAGGACAATACAAGGTGCATTATGAAAATAATTTACCAATTGCTTTTACCAATTGGGCTTTTTTAAATGAAGAAACAGAACAAAAATTTATGAAAACAGCAGATTTAGACCCTCAAGATTATAACAGTGGAACGATAGCTTGGCATATAGATACTATATGTTGTGGCAATATTAAGAAGGTGATGAAGTGGAGTAAAGAATACTTTACTAAATTATTAGGATATAATAAACCTGTGAAATGGTTAAGAATGTCAGACAATGAAACAATTAAAAGAATGGCTATTCGCTACACAAAAGGACACTACGCCTAATGGGTAAAGTATTTAAAAAAGCAGAAGACGTAGTATCAGACGTATTTAAACCTGTTAACAAAGTTATTTCAAGAATTGTACCTAATGAGATTAAACCTTTTATAGGACCCCTAGCATCTGTTTTAGTGCCTGGTGGTGCAGGAATTATGAGTAATTTTGCTAGAGGATATTTTGCTAATCTATTAGCAGACAGTGCTGTTAATGAAGGTAAAACAGATTTAAGAAAAGCTGCATTATCTGGAATATTTAAAACTCTTCCAACTTCTGCAGATATTAAACAAGGCCCTCCAACAGCAGATAAAACATTTTTACAAAAAGTAGGCACAGAAGGTAAAGAGCTTACAGCTAAAGTTGGAGACTTTTTAAACCCAAGTGTTTCTGGTGAAGAGGGTAAAATACTTGGATCAATACTTGATGTTGGTAAAGCTGCAGGAACACAAGCAGCAGCGGGAGCAGGGTTTGATATTTACGATGCTGCAAAAGCTGCACAAGACGCTTATCAAAATTCAGAAGATGGATATAATACATCTGAATACTTAGGTTATTTAAGAAGTTATCTTGCCAACGCAGGATATTCACAACAACAAATAGATGATTATGTGGCCAATAGACCAAGTTATAATAAAGGTGGTCGTGTAGGATTAGCTCTTGGTGGTGACCCTACTAGTCAATCTATAATAGATATGTTAACACAAGAATCTATAGAAGAAGAAATACCTCCTAGATTACTTATGTCTATGCTTGATCCTAAGCCTACTGAGTCTGGAAATCCTGCTGATACTTTAATAGATTTACCGGGTGAATTAGAAGATGAAGACGATAGAAGTTTTGCAGGAGGAGTAAAAAGTTTATTAGATCCCAATGAAATGCAAGTTGCAGACAATGCTGGTGGTGGTTTAGGTAAAATGCAACAACAATTAATACAAATGGGAGTTAATACTTCTCAAATGTCACCAAGTGAAATTATGGAAATATATAACAGAATGATGGGTGGAGAATCAGGACAATATTTTGGTGCTAAAAAAGGTGGACTTGCAACTTTAAAAATGGGTGGTATGCCTTCTATGGAAATGGACTATAGGGGCGGTGGCTTTATACCTGTGGGGTCTAAAGAGAAAGCTGATGATGTCCCCGCAAGATTATCAAAAAATGAATTCGTTATGACGGCTGATGCCGTTAGAGCTGCTGGTGGTGGTAGTGTTAATAAAGGAGCACAAAGAATGTATCAATTAATGAATCAATTAGAGAGTAAAGTATAATGGTAGATACAACAATAACAAGACCTGCCCCTTTTATAGAAGCTGGTGGTGAGGTACTTGTAGATAAATTAACAAAACAATTAGGAACACCTATTGATACACGTTCTTATCAACCTACTGTAGCAGACGAAACAGCTTTACAACAACAAGCTAGAACTTTAGCAGGTGGTCTAGGTTCTTTTGAACCGTTCTTAAATCAAGCAGCAACCGATGCTACTGCTGCTCAAACTTTAACAGGTCCTCAAGCTTTTCAAGATTTTATGTCACCCTATCAACAAGAAGTTATTGATGCTTCTCTTGCTGCTTTGGAACGAGAAAGAGCAGCACAAAGATCAGCAATTGGTGATCAAGCATTTCAGTTTGGTGCTTTTGGTGGTGGTAGACAAGGTGCTCAAGAAGGTGAGTTTGATGCTGTTACTGCTTTTAATAAAGCACAACTAGAAGCACAATTAAGACAACAAGGATTTACACAAGCACAACAAGCAGCACAACAAGCTTTTGCTAATCAACAAGCATTATCTACACAACAACAAGGACTAGCTCAACTAGCCCCACAATTAGCACAACAACAAATTACCGGTGTTGGTCAATTAGGTCAGCAACAACAAGCACAGGCACAAGCTATTATCGATGCACAAGCGGCAGCAGATAGAGAAGCAGCTTTTGCCGATCAACAAAACTTAGGATTTGTTGGTCAACAATTAACAGGATTAATAGGTGGATATCCAGCACAAGCAGGTTACTCCACAACATCAACACCTCCTCCTAGCCCACTATCTCAAATTCTTGGAATGGGTGCAGGTATAGCAGGTATCGGTGGTCAGTTAGGATTGTTTGGTTAATGAGTAGAACTTTAAACAGACCTATGTTTAGGCGTGGTGGTAAAGTCGATAGCCGTGGAACAGGAATCACGTCTGGATTAATGCCAAGACAAAATTATCAAACTGCAGGATTTGTATTTCCAGGTGACGAATCTAAAACAACACAAACAACACAACCCACAGGAGGAGGTACAGGATTTTCTCAATCTCCTTTTAAAAAACTTATTGTAGATCCTACTTTAAGTGCCGTTTCTCCTGTTGTAAATGTTGGTTCAGACATAGGTAATTTTGCAAAAATATTTTTTGGTGGTGAACCTACTTTTAAATATTTAGATCCTTTTCAACCAGGTAGTGGTTTTGGAGTAGGAGTAGAAGACTTTGATACTTTTAGATATGGTCCTAATAAAACAACCACAGAACTTCCTGAAGCTCCTAAAATAGATCAATCAGAAGATAATCAACAAGGAGATAAAACAGTAACCATGGATGAAAAGAAAGATGCTCCTGAAGTACAAGATAATAATAAAGCAATAGATGTTGATGCTATGGAAGATCTGATAGACGCAGACGCTAAAACTTTTGAAAGAATTATGCTAGGAGATAATGCTACTAAAGATAAAATATTTAAGATGTTAACTGCTGCTGCTCCTAAAATTTTAGAAGAAGATTATGGTGGAGCTATTGCTGCTGCTGGTGAGGCAGGAGACGATACCGCTTTAAAACAAAAGTCAAGAGAAGCTGCCGTTTCAAAATATATTTCAGATACAGCATCTACAGATAAACAAAAAGATTATGCTTTTATTAAAAATAAATATCCTAATATGTCTGAAGAAGACGCTATCGCTTTTGCAGGAGGTCAAAGTCAATTTCAAAAAGAGTTACCTTTATCTACAGTAAGAGCTACTATCAGTTCTAACTTTGAACCATCTACTTTACACGAACAAGTTTATAGAGACGGACATATTGAATTTAGAGCTTTAAAAACAAGGTATGGTGCTGATCTTAAACAACTTCCATATAAAGCAAAAGGTAAAACACCAGAAGATGGTTTTGAAGTAGTTACAACAAATTTAGATAAATCTAGTATTTATTTTGATACAGTAAATCAAAATTACATTGTGGCAGATCAAGAAACAGGTCAATCAAAAACATTTAATACTTTTGAAAGTGCTAATAATTATTTAAGATCTTGAGGAGGATAAATGGTTGATTTTAATTTCGATCAAGAGCCTGAAAATAAAGTTGGAACTATACAATCTATACTAGCAGGTGTAGCGTCTGGTTTTATTAAGATACCTGAAGGTGTTATATCTTTAGGAGCAAGCCTCATTGACCTCGGTGCGGGGACCAATAACGCTGCAAAAGTAGAGGCTTTCTTTGATCAAATAAATCCTTTTGATGAAGCAGCAGAAGCAACTACAGCAGGTAAGATAACAGAAACATTAGTTAATCTTGGTATTCCCGGTGCTGTTGCGTTTACAAAAGGTGCTCAACTTGCTAACGTTGCAATTAAAGGAAAGAAAGCAAAAAAATATTTCGCATTAGATAAAAAAGCATTAAGCCCTGTGGAGTTAAGAGAAGCTAGAAAGCTTGCCACGACATTTAACAAAAAAGAAAAAGCTGCTAAATATGGTATAGCAGCATTTGGTTCAGGTGTGGCTGAAGGTGTGTTTGTAGGAGATGTAGATAAAGTAGGAACTTTTGGTGATATGTTAGGGGGTCCTACTAAATTAGATAGAACTAAAGACTATGATCCGGGTAGAGAAATATTAAATCGTATTAAGTTTGGAACAGAGGGTGCTTTGTTTTCTGGAGTTATTGGAGGCACAGGCGCAGCAATTAAAAAACTAGCTAAAAGAAATAAAAACTTAGCTCGAAGCGATGAAGCTGGTGATAAATTTTTAGATAAATTTGCAGGAAAATTTAGAGCAAGAAGTCAAAAAGATCCTGAATTTTTTAAAGTAGAAAGAGCATTTGAAGGAATCAGAGCAGCAGATGTAGCTATAGCTCAACAAACATCAAGAGAAATTACAAAAGAAATAGATAAGATGTTTCCTTTTTTAAAAACGGCATTTAACTCAACAGCAAAGAATGAAAGAAAAAAATTATTAAAAGAATTAAATGATGTTCTTTTGTCTGGTAAACCTGGTGTCAGTGATTCAGGTCAAATAGTTTTTGGTAAAATGGATAAAGAGCTTTCACAACAATTATTTAAAAAATTAAAATCACTCGGTGCTGACACTAATAGTATTAAAAATATATTTGGTCAAATGAATACTGTTAGAGGTAGTTGGGGTAAAATGTTTAGCTTTGTAGGAAAAAACATGGATGAAAAATCTTTTAAAGAATTTAAAGGAGTTTTTGGAGAAAAGTTTCAAAGTTTTTTAGGTTCTAATTATGAGATATTTCAAAACAAATCTATAATACCTTGGTTAAATTATAGACCAACAAAACAATTAATAGAAAAAATGAAGTTAGAAATAATAAAACAAGCAGAGCTAGGAGGAAATAAAATAACTTCTGAGACAGCAGAAAAATATGTTAATGAAATAATTAAATCAGCAAGACTTCCCAATAAAAAATCTTTGGCAATGGGTGAAAGAAGATCGCCTTCTGCTATTTTTAAATTACCTAAGTTTCTTGCAACCAATAGTGTTCTTAATGATATAGATTCTTTTGGTAAATATAAATCAGGTTATGTTTCTTTAGATGATTTAACACCTGCTTTTAAAGAATCTATGGAAGAACTTTTTGGTAAACAAAATAATGTAGGTTTAACTATATTAGGAGGTACAGAAAGACTATCTCTAATAACAAGAAATAATCAATACTATCAAGCATTAGCATTACAATCAGATGAATTAGTAAAAAAAGCAATAAAACCTGTTGCTGAAGGTGGAGAAGGATTATCAGAAACACAAGCAAAGAAAAAATATAAAATGTTTTTTGAAGATGAAGACGAGGCCTTAGATGTTTTTGGTAGTGATAATTTAAAACAAATAAGTTTTAAAGATCAAGCACCTGACTCTGTATTAGCAGGAATAACAAATCCTTTAGATGGATTATATACCACAAAAGGAATGGCTGATGCAGTAACAGGAGCAACTAATTCTTTGATAAGTAATGATACAGCACTTGGTTATACTTTAAATAATTTTATTCTTTTTCCAAAAGCAACTTCTCAAATAGCTAAAACAATTTTATCACCTTTGACACACGTTCGTAACTTTATTAGTGCGGGAGCTTTTTCTGCTGCTAATGGTATTATACCAAATACAAAAGCTTTTGCAGATGCCTATAAATCTTTGCAAATACCTTTAAAAGGAGCAGGGCAGTTTAATGATTTTTATAATAAATTATTAAAATTAGGTGTTGTTAATTCTAATGTTCAAGTGGGTGATCTTAGAAAACTTTTTAAAGAAATAGATTTTTTAGGAGAAAATATAAATCCAAATAATTTTTTATCTAAACTACAACAAATAGGATCTAAAGCTAAAAAAGTTGGTGAAGACTTTTATACTGCTGAAGATGATTTTTGGAAGATAACAACTTATATTTCTGAAAGAGCTAGACTAGATAAAGCTTATAAAAAATTTGGTATAAAAAGAACTGCTGATCAATTAGATGAAGAAGCAGCAGATATTGTACGAAACAACGTGCCTAACTATGCTTATGTTAGTGATTTTGTTAAAGGTTTAAGAAAGTTTCCTTTAGGTAATTTTGTATCTTTTCCAGCAGAAATTATGAGAACAGGAACTAATATTGTTAGAAGATCATTAAAAGAAATAAATTATCAAGAAACACTAGCGAATGGTCAAGTAGTAAATCCTTTAAAAAATATAGGTATACAAAGATTAGTTGGTTTTGGAGCAACCACTACTGCTGTTCCTTTTGCTGCTGTAGAGGGAGCAAAAGCTTTATATAATGTAACAGATGAAGAGATGGAAGCTTTAAGAAGATATGTACCTAGTTGGTCTAAAAATTCTACTCTTATACCTATCAGAGATAAAAAAACAAACGAATTAAAGTATATAGATTTTTCTCGTACTAATGCTTATGACACTTTAATACGACCTATTCAAACAGTTCTTAATTCTGTTCAAGAAGGTAGAACAGATGAAGACGGTATCATGAATGATTTTATATCAGGTATGTTTGAATCAACAAAAGAAATAGCTAGTCCTTTTATTAGTGAATCTATTTGGACAGAGGCAGCAACAGATATACTAGTAAGAGGAGGAAGGACAAGAGAAGGTAGTGTTCTTTATACAGATCAAACTCCTCCGGGTGAGAAAGTAAGTGCGATTTTAAATCATTTAGTTAAGTCTCAATCCCCTGGTTCTATTGCACAATTTAAAAGAATAGGTTTAGGTATATCAGGAGAAACAGATGACTATGGTAGAAGTTACGAATTAGGTGATGAACTACAAGGATTGGTTGGATTTAGAGCAATTAAAGTAGAACCTGAAAGAGCTATTAATTTTAAGATCGCTGACTTTCAAAGAGGTATTCGTAATTCAAGAAGAGAATTTACATCTAAATTATTAAAAGGTGGGGATATAAGTCCTAGTGATATTATTGATAGATATAAAATAGCTAATGCTCAAGCATATAAAGTTAAACAAGAAATGATGAAAGATTATTTTGCAGCGATAAGATTAGGTGCTGATCAATTTGCTTTGAATAAATCTTTTGATGATCGTGGAGCTAAAAATGAATTACGTTCTTTAAAATTAGGATCTTTCAAACCTTTAAAAATTAGTGATAATGTTAAAAGAACTTTTGCAGAAAATGCATTAAAAGCAGGAAAACCAAATCCTTATTTTCCTGCATCTATTTATATAAATAGTATGTTTAATTTTTATAATAATGTGCCTTTAGGGTTAGCAACATTACCTGACTTTCCTAATCCTTTTGAAGCAACAGAACTACCTGCTGACGATACTTCTTTCTTTCAACAAATCAGTAGTGATCCTTCAACAATAACTCAAGTAGCAGGATCGACTATTCCTAATGTAAACACAACAACTAGTGGTTTACAAGTTAATCCAAATAATTTACAAATAGAACGCAAACTATGACCATAGAACCTAGAACACAAAGGGAACATATTATTTCATTACACGGACATATTACAGGAGTTAAAAAGGAGATTAATGAGATTAAAAATAATCACCTTAAGCATATGCATGAAGATATTGATAAGTTGGGTGGCAAGATAGACAAAATCTATTGGGTTGTATTATCTATAGTGGGGGCTGTAGGATTAATGTTTATAGAAACTTTATTGGGGATGTTATGAAACTATCAGAAAACTTTACACTATCAGAGATGACTAAATCTCAAACAGCTATTAGAAAAAATATAGACAACACACCAACAGATGAACACATAGAAAATTTAAAACATGTAGCTGAAACTTTATTACAACCTATCAGAAATCATTTTGGTAAGCCTGTGACTGTGTCATCTGGATATCGAAGCGTGGATCTTTGTGAAGCCATTGGTTCTTCTTCTAGATCTCAGCATGCTAAAGGAGAAGCTGCTGACTTTGAAATAGGTGGAGTAGATAATCAAGAGCTTGGCTTGTGGATTCGAGATAACATCGAATACGATCAATTAATTTTAGAATTTTATAATGACGGTGATCCTAGTTCCGGGTGGATACATTGTTCAATGGTCAAGGACCGTGAACCGAGAAAGAGTACTTTAAAAGCTATTAAGAATAATGGACAAACTCAATACGTTCCTTGGTCTTAAGTATCTAATTTTCCAAGATTAAGTTCGATAGGAGCACCTTCACCTTCCGGTGATCCAAAGTATGTGCCTACTGCCCTTAACTTTCTGTAGGCGCCTTTTTCTCCAAAGATATCTATAAGAGCATTTTTTAAATCATTGAGGCTGTTAACATCTTTAGCATCATTAAAATTAAATTGATCAGTTAAGATAACATCTCCTTCATCATTTATTTTAATATTTGCTGAACCTATTGTTGTTCTCATTTGAAAGTTTGGGTCTTTCATTTTATCTAAAAAATTTTGACTGTAGTTCATTTCACCCTCAGGATAATCACCATAGCTCAAAGAATCTTTTCCCTCTCCTATAGCTTTTGCTGCTGCTTCTTTCATGATATCTAATTGAGGATCTGTAAAATTTTTATTGGTCACTAACTCATCTTTACCCATTAGATCTGAAACAAATAATCTCATGTTAGGAGGTATCTTATTAAAGAGAGTTCTAAGTACGTTTTGTTTTTCTTCCGTAGTGGCCATTAAGTATTTTAACACGGATCCAAAGACAAAAAAAGAGTAAAATCAAACCTGGCTGTATTATTACAAATATAATAATATTAGCTAATTCGTAACCCCAACCTGTGAAATCTCCTATAACAACTAACACTTGACAGCACCAATTAAAGAATTGATTTACTATATCCAATCTTTTAACTCCTCACCCATGATTTCATTAGCTATACTAATTTTATTTCGTAAAGCTTTTACTATTTTTTCGTCTACAGTTTTTTCTGTCATCAAGTCTATGTAAGTGACAACATTCTTTTGACCAATTCTGTGAGCTCTATCTTCTGACTGTAGTCTTTTTTCTAAGTCATAATTGTTAGAATAGTAAATTACTGTGTTTGCAGCAGTTAAAGTGATTCCATACCCTCCGGTTTGAGTGTTTCCAACAAAAAACCTTACAGGGCTGTTTTCAGACTGATACAGAGCAATATTTTTTTGGCGTGTGTTTGTATCAATTGCACCATAGTATGCTACTGTAGAGTCCTCTCCGTAGGTTTTTTTTAAGGCTTCAACTATCTTTTCTATGTCATAGATGTAATTTGCCCAAATAATCGCTTTTCCGTCCACTTCTTCTAAAACTGACATCAATTCATTTATACGATTACTTTTTACCTCAACCATGGACCCATCATCCATCTTCACATGGCCACAAACTATTTGCTGCATTCTCATTAATTGTGTCATGGCATTTGTAGTACTTGTAATTTTACCTTTAGACTCAGCTAAGGCTGTTTGTTTCATCATTGTGTACATTTTTATTTGTTCATCAGTCAGATCTACAATTCTTTTAGTGTAAGTTTTTTCTGGTAAATCAAGACAATCTTTTTTAAGAACTCGATAAGAAAATTTATCTATAATACCTGTTAGTTCGTCTAGTCTTCTATAACTAGATATCAATTGAACTCTACGTCCACCAAAATTTCTTTCAATCATATTAGCGTATCGAGCTCTAAAAGAATAATAAGAACCATAACCTAGATGATACTCATCTAGAAATTTACATTGAGAATACAAGTCAAGTGGTGACTTGGTAACTGGAGACCCTGTTAAGATTCTACGGTATTTCGCTAACTCCCCTATTTTCAAAATGTTTTTTGTTCGCTTAGCTGTGGGATTTTTGATTGTCGTAGACTCATCAATTCCTATTAGGCTAGGTCCTACAGTATTATTCAGAAATTTTTCTGCAAAAGCAACACCTTTTAATGTAGAAAAAGATTCCACATTCATAATTAATATTTTTAATTTTCCATCATTTTCAAATAAAGTATCTAGTTCACTTTGTTTTTTCTTAGTGATGTTTGCTTCCCATAAAACTTTTGTATATTCAACATGTTCAGCTAAATGAACTGGTATTTCTATATCGTGCCAATTTTTATAGACACCTTTAGGAGCTACAATCAAAGCAGTCTTAATACCACCTTTATCATATAGAATAGATATGTTATCTACTAAAACTTTAGATTTACCGGTGCCCATTTCCATAAAAAGAGCATATGTTTTTTTATTCCAGGACGCTTGTAATGCATCTAATTGGTGACTATATGGCTTAGTCTTAAACTTATAGTGTTCTATCATAACTTTTATCTTCTTTCTTACTTGTAATTTATATAGGAATAATTATATTTATGTCAAGAAAGAAAACAAATGAGAAAAGAAGTATTTGAATTATACAAAAAAGACAGTTTAGGAAAGTTCTTAGATACATTAAAGAATCAACCTGAACAAAATTTTGTGTATGTTTTACAACATCCACCAACTAATATGAATATATTAAGTGCTAGCGATTTTGGTCAATTAGTTATTTGTTTACCAATGTTATCTCAAATAGTTTTTAGTTCTTCACCTTTTATTTTTAAGATGAGAAAAAACTTAAGAGATTTTAGAAAGCAAGATTATATTCTATGTTTAGGTGACCCGGCAATTATTGGATTATCCACAGCCATAGTCAGCGAAACAACTAACGGTATGTTTAATTTATTGAAGTGGGATAAAAGAGAGTATAAATATTATCCCTTATCAATTGATTTGTATCAGAAAGATGATAACATAGCCATAGACTAATAACCCTATAGAAAGAATACAGAGGTACAATATGAACGAAACTAATAAGATTAACTTTGAAGAAGACCAACAAGAGATAATTGAAAAAACTGATTTAGATGTTTTGTCTCAACAATGTTATAAACTTCAATCTTTAGAAAGCGAGATTGAAGAACAAGAAAAGTTAATTAAAAAATTAAAAGAACAACACGATAAATTAAGTTCTGAAATAATTCCAGATATACTTGCAGAGCAAGGTATTACATCTATAAAATTATCTGATGGATCAGCAATTGAAATCAGAAAAATATTTAGCTGCACTCTACCCAAAGACGTAAATAAAAGAGAAGCATGCTATGAATGGCTTCGCCAAAACGATCTAGGTGATATTGTTAAAAACAGTGTTAGTGTAGATTTCGGTAAAGGTGAGGATAACAGAGCTAAAGATTTCTTTGGTTCTGCAGTGGATCAAGGTTTAGAACCTTCTCAATCTAGTAAGGTTGAGAGTTCTACTTTGAGAGCACTTTATAGAGAGCGTGTTGAGGCCGGCCTCGACATGCCCTCTGATCTTTTTCATACATATGTAAAAGATCAAACTAAAATCAGTCGGAAATAATAGGAGAACGAAAAATGAATGACGAAACGAAAACCAAGATAGCTGAAAAAAGCAAGACGGAAGTATTACCAATGTCTTTCTTTGAGCAAGACGCTCAAAGTGGGTTTGATAATATGTCATCTGATGACTATGCCTTACCCTTTTTAAGAATATTGGGTCAACTATCACCACAATGTAACAAGCGTGATGCTAAGTATGTAGAAGGTGCCGAAGCAGGTATGATCTTTAATACTGTTACAAGTGAACTTTACGATGGTGAAAAAGGTATCAACTTATTACCTTGTTATTATAAAAGGGAATTCGTTGAATGGACCGATAGAGGTGAAGGAACTGCTGCACCAGTAGCAATACATCCTGTCAATAGTCCTATTGTAGGAACTGCAAAAAGAGACGCAACTTTTAAAGATAGATTACCAAGTGGTAATTATTTAGAGAACACCGCATCTTATTTTGTAACTATAATTAAGGATGACGGATCCGGTGAGACAGCCTTAATTACTATGAAATCTACTCAACTTAAAACTAGTAGAACATGGAACTCCATGATGAATAGTATTAAGATAAAAGGTTCTAACGGACATTTCACACCACCACCTTTTAGTCATATCTACAATCTTAAAACAGTACCACAATCAAATGATAAAGGAACTTGGTTTGGTTGGAGTATATCCAAAGTGGGTCCTGTTCAAGATAAAGAGATCTATGAACAAGCAAAAGCTTTTGCAGAGAGCATAAGTAAAGGTGATGTGCAAACTAGTCATGGTGAAGAAGAAGATAAAGCTAAGTCAGCAGCTAACTATTAATCTAGAAGGGGGCTTCGGCCCCCTTTTTTTTACAAGGAAAATTTTATGTATAAAGTAAAAAGATTTTATAAAGGAAAACTAATAAGAGAAAACAAAACACCATTATATCCAGACGAACTAATAAATTTAGATCAAAAAGATGATTATCAATCATGGAATATATTAAAAGATAAAGAGGATAGAATAATAGAAGCAACTTACACACCAACAATATGGAAAATAACAGTAGAAAATATAGGCGATGAGAAATAAATTTAGAAAGATTTTTTTTAAATACGAGTTTCAAATTTGGACTGTATGGTTTTGGGGACCTATACTTTTATTTTTTTGGATAATAGCGTGAGATTTAAAGAAATATTTCAAGGCATGCAAAGTGCTTACGGTCAATATGTTATTGGTGAACAAGCTACTAACGGTAACAAACAAGACGGTAAAGCTTTTATAAAAAGAAAACAAGTAACAGATGATTTGTGGCAAGATCATTTAGACGGTAAAGATCCTGCGCTAGGTATTATACCTATTAATGAAGAGAACAAATGTAAATGGGGTTGTATTGATGTAGACAAATACAACCTAGACCATAAAAAAATAATTGAAACTATTAGAAAGAATAACTTACCTTTAATATTATTTAGATCAAAGTCTGGGGGAGCACATATATTTTTATTTTGTAATACATTTATCTCAGCAGCTCTCATGCAATCTAAATTAAAACAAATAGCTGAACTACTAGGTTATATGGATTGTGAAATCTTTCCTAAACAAACAGAGGTTCTTGTAGAACGTGGTGATACAGGAAACTTTTTAAATCTACCTTACCACAATCATATGAAGGGATTAAGATATGCTTTTAACGATAATGGCACCGCTGCTACACTTGAAGAATTTTTTGAGCTCTATGATATTTATGTTCAAGAAGAAATTGGTATTGATGAAATCAAAGTTGAAAAACCAAAACAAGAAGAAGTCTTCAAAGACGGACCACCTTGTTTAAATAAATTAGCTAATGAGGGCTTTGGTGAGGGTGGTAGAAACAATGCTTTGTTTAACATAGCTATGTTTTACAAACAGGCTGAACCAGATAAGTGGGAAGATTTAGTTGAAGACGCTAATATTAATTACATGAATCCACCTTTAAGATCTAGTGAAGTTCAACAACTTCTTAAATCAATAGGTAAAAAAGGTTATGATAAATATAGATGTAAGCAAGCTCCGATTAATTCTGTTTGTAATTCTAGTTTATGTAGACTTAAAAAATTTGGTGTAGGTTTTGATGAGGAAGAGATGCCACCATTAAATGATTTAACAAAGATTACTTCAGACCCTCCACAATGGTTTTTAAATGTGGACGGAAAGAGATTAAAATTTACAACAGAACAATTACATAGTGCTCACATGTTTTCTATAGCATGCATGGCTCAAGCAAGTTTAATAGTGCCTATACCTAAGTCAACTGATTGGAGAACTTTATTGAAAGAACTAATGAAGTCTATTCAAGAAATAGAACCTATGGAGTCTTTAAGTGCTGTCAATCAATTAGAAAATTTATTGTATGAGTTTACTGTTAACAGAGCACAAGCAAGAACAAAAGAAGATATACTGAATAAAACACCATGGACCGATGATGGTTATACTTATTTTAAAATGGATGATTTTTATAATTGGTCAAAGAAAAATAATTGGGAACTCGATAAAACAAAGACAGGAAATTTAATGATGGAGTTATCTTGTTATGAAGGTGAGATTAGAAGTTTAGAAATAAAAGGAACCAATCCTAGAATAACTAAAATAAAATCTTTAAAAGTTATAAAGCAAACAGTAAGTGATAGACCATATAAAGAAACAAATTACTAATGAAAACAATTATTCTTGGTCCACCCGGTACAGGAAAAACAACTACTTTATTAGATTTAGTTGATCAATTTATACAACAAGGTATTCGACCAAAACAAATAGGATATTTTTCTTTTACAAAAAAGGCTGTCAATGAAGCGATATCTAGAGCTGCAAACAAATTTAATTTAGATGCTAAAGAAGATTTAAAATTTTTTAGAACTCTTCATTCTTTTGCATTTAGATTGTTAGGTACAAGCAAAGAACAAATGATGAGTAATAGAGATTACCTAGAGTTTGGTAAGAAAAATGGTTTGATTATTAAAGGTACCTCTTATTCAGAAGATGACGGTATATTTAATTCTGATTGTGAAGAACTAAAAATTATAGAACGAGCAAGGATTAAAGGTATTTCTTTAGAAGAAGAATACGACATGAATCAACACCTTACAGACGTGGAACGAGGAACATTGATCTTGTTAGATCAAGAATTAAAAAAATATAAAAAAGAAAATGGTATGAAAGATTTTACAGATCTTATAGAAGAATTTATTGAAGAAAGTAATACACCACCATTTAAAGTTTTGTTTATAGATGAAGCACAAGATTTAAATAGATTACAATGGAAAATGGTTAGAAGTATATGGCAAAAATCAGAGAAAACTTATATCGCAGGAGATGATGATCAAGCAATATTTAAATGGGCAGGTGCTGACATAGATCATTTTATTGCATTGAAAGATGAAGTAGATGAAATTAAAACATTAAAACAATCTTATAGAATACCTGGTGGACCCATACATGAACTATCACAAAAAATAATTAAGAATGTAGAAAATAGATTTGATAAATCATATAAGTCAAAAGAAGAACAAGGTATTTTAAAATATTATTCTGATGTAACTCAAGTAGATATGTCTCAAGGTGAGTGGTTAGTTTTATCTACAGCACATCATTTTTTAAATGATGTAAAAGAGTTATGTGAATTACAAGGTTGGTACTATCAACACAAGAATAAAAATTCTGTAGACATAGGACTTTTACTAGCAATTAGTAATTGGGAAGCATGGAGAAAAGGTAGTGAATTCAATCACTTAGAGATAAAAAATATGTATGCTTATCTAGGTGAGAATATTATGCCGGGGTATAGAGACGCTAAAACTTTGTTGAGTGATAAAAAATATAGTTTAAAAGATTGTATGAAAGATCACGGCCTACAAGTTGACAATGTTTGGTTTGAAGCTTTTGATAAATTAGATCCTGTCACAGAAAATTATATTAGAAACATGAGAGCTAACGGTGAAAAAATAAATAGAACACCTAGAATATTATTATCAACAATACATGGAGCCAAAGGTGGTGAAGCTGACAATGTTTTAATTATGTCGGACTTAACTATCAAAGCTGTAAAACATAAAGAAAAAAATCCAGACGACTTTCATAGATTGTTTTATGTTGCAGTGACTAGACCAAGAAAAGAATTACATATTGTAGATCCAAGAAATTATGAGAAGGCATATATATTATGAGTAAAATATTTTCTGTAATACCTTTAACTTTTAGAGAAGCAAATAGTTTTGTTGATGAACATCATTCTCATAATAAAAGAGTTCAAGGTTATAAATTTGCCATAGGTGTTTTACATGAAGATATTTTAGTTGGTGTTGCTATTTGTGGTAGACCTATCTCAGCTACACTTGATAATAAAAAAACAATAGAATTACTTCGTTCATGTGTTTTAGATAACGCACCAAAAAACACAAATAGTTTTTTATATGGTAGGTCTTGGAGAGTTGCAGAAGCAATGGGTTATAAAAAAATGATAACTTATACTTTGGTAAGAGAAAAAGCTAGTGCATGTAAAGCAATAGGAATGAGTATTGTAGGTCAAACAAAAGATTCTACAAAAGCTTGGGCACACAAAGAAAAGAAAGACGGTATTAAAAGGAAAAGTCAAAGTATTTATAAAGAAATAAAAAATAGATGGGAAATTAACAAACTATGAGAATTGTATATCAAGACGGAAAATTATACTATAGTATAACTAGGGACGAATATAAGAATATCGAAGTTGGAAAACCAACTGAGATAGATGTTGCATGGTTACCACATTTGGTAAAAGATATATCAGAAGCTAACCTTCAACACTGGAAAAAAGAATTAGAAAAAAATAATAAGTAATATGCAAATACCTTTATTGTTTAAACCTCAAACAGAGTGGTTACCTCCAACTGAATTAAAAGATTTATCTGACGCTAAAGAGATAGCTATTGATTTAGAAACATGTGATCCTAGTTTAACAATACTTGGATCCGGTGCTATTACAGGTAAAGGATTTGTTGTTGGTATTGCTGTGGCTGTAGACGGTTGGTCTGGATATTATCCTATTGCTCATGAGGGTGGTGGTAATTTAGATAAAAGAATAGTTTTAGATTGGTTCCAGGATATCCTTAACACTAACGCTAACAAAATATTTCATAACGCTATGTATGATGTGACTTGGATAAAGGCCATGGGTTTAAATATTAATGGTCGTATCATTGATACAATGATTGCTGGGTCCTTAATTAATGAAAATAGATTTAGTTATACCTTAGATTCTATGGGTAAAGAGTATGTAGGGTTTGGTAAGAATGAAACAAATTTAAAAGATGCAGCTAGAGATTGGAACATAGATCCTAAGAAAGATATGTGGAGATTACCTGCCATGGAAGTAGGAACTTATGCAGAGAAAGATGCAGAACTTACACTCAAACTTTGGCAACGATTACAACAAGAACTTACATCACAAGATCTTTGGACTGTCTTTACATTGGAAACAGATTTGTTTCCTTGTTTGATTGATATGAAATTTAAAGGTGTTCGTGTTGATATGCAAAGAGCATCTGACATAAAAGAAGAATTAATTAAAAAAGAAAAACTAGCACTACAAGATATTAAAAAACAAGTAGGATTTGATGTAGAAATATGGGCAGCAGCAAGCTGTGCAAAAGCATTTGATAAAGTAAAACTACCTTATGACAAAACAGATAAAGGTAATCCTAGCTTTACAAAAAACTTTCTAGCAACACATCCTCATCCTTTGGCCAAAAGTATTACACAAGCAAGAGAACTTAATAAGGCTCATACGACATTTATAGATACAATTATTAGATATGAACATCGAGGTAGAATTCATGCTGACATCAATCAAATACGTTCTGATCAAGGTGGTACAGTAACAGGAAGATTTAGTTACAGTAATCCAAACTTACAGCAAGTCCCGGCAAGGAACAAGGATCTTGGACCGATGATTCGATCTATCTTTATTCCAGAAGAAAAATGTGATTGGGGTTGCTTTGATTACTCACAACAAGAACCAAGAATATTAGTACACTACGCAAGCTTAGATAATTTTAGATCGGTTGATACTATCATAGAGAGTTATAAAAATGCAAACGCAGACTTTCACCAAGCTGTAGCTGATATGGCTAACATCGAAAGAAAACAAGCTAAGACAATTAATTTAGGTTTAATGTATGGTATGGGTAAGAATAAACTCATGGCTGAACTTGGATTACAAGTAGAAGCTGCTGAGAAACTTATAAAAAAATATCATGAGAACGCTCCTTTTGTTAAACAACTCATGGATAGTGTATCGAGAAGAGCTCAAGATAGTGGACGTATAAGAACAATTGGAGGTCGTGTATGTCACTTTGATCTATGGGAACCTACAACGTTTGGTGTACATAAATCTCTACCACATGCACAAGCATTAAGGGAGTACGGACCGGGGATTAAAAGAGCATTTACATACAAAGCTTTAAATAAATTAATTCAAGGTAGTGCAGCAGACATGACAAAAACTTCTATGTTAGCTTTATACAAAGAGGGTATTGTGCCACACATACAGATACATGATGAGTTAGATATATCAGTACAAAATCCAAAGCAAGCGTCAAAAATTATTGAAATTATGGAAGCAGCAGTTGACCTACAAGTACCCAATAAGGTAGACTACGAGAAAGGAAAAAATTGGGGTCAAATAAAATAAATGTCATTCTTAGTAGCAAACATACCACCTGTTAAAGTTTGGGTAAAAAAACAATATCTTTATGATTTACAAAAAGGTCATGGAGAATATGTAGAAGGTATTTGGGCAACAGTAAAATCTATACAAGGTAGAGCATTATACTTTGAAACATATATACCAGAGTATGCTGCTTTGTATGATAAACTACCTATCAGTGCTTTTGTTAGTTCACCTGATGTTAAAGAAGATTTATCTCTAGAAGAATTAGAATTATGGGATGCTTTTAGTTATCATATTACAGTTATAGAAAAAACAACTGTGCCACCAAGAGCAAAATATTTATCTCCTTCTAAACAATGGTACAAAGGAGAGTATTTATTTACAATTGATAGTTGTCATGCTGATCATAATTTACCTAATATAAATTATTCACAAGTACCAGAAGAACATAAATCTTTTAATATTTTAGAGTTAGAAAATGGTCACTTTGCAGCTCAACCTAACAATCGAACATTATTTTATGATAAATCATTGACTCCATCAGAGCCAAAACAACCTGACTTTAAAGTATCTACGATTGAATATAATGTAGAATCAGTAAGCAAGTGGACTGCAGGAGATGATACAAATTATTTTTATAATTTTAAAGAACAGAAGTAATGATAGTAGTATTAGGAATTTGTCATACATGTGCTGAATACACACCTTTAGTTAAACAAGATATCAGAGATAAATTAGTTTATAGGTGTTTTCATTGTCATTCACAATATGAACAAATGATTAATGGTAAAATTTTATTTCAATTTATAGATCAACCGGAAGAATTAGAGAAAGAAAGCAAAAGAATTATAGATAAACTTAATAAAAAAGAAGAAGAAGAACTAGAAATAGACGTAGAACTAGAAGATTAGCTGCTCACCTGGCTTCAGAATAAAGCTCAGATGAGCATAAAGGTGAAGATTTATTATCTTATTCACAATTATTTTCTTGTCAATACCTTCTTGGCATGGTATAAAATCCCATATAATAGGAGAAATAAAAATGCCGAACACAAATAAATACAAATCAGTATCAGTTCACATAGATACTCACAATAAGTTGAATAAAATTAGTAGTGCTTTGTTAGATAACACAAGACTTAGTATATCTAAAACAATAGAACTATTAGCCAATGAGAAAGCAAAAAAACTTAATGGAAAACTCTCAACAAAATAATAAAAAAATATGTCCTGCCTGTATGGGTAATGGATATGTTCTTATTAATTCTTGGGATAATTATTTTCAATGTGATGTTTGTGATAGTCAAGGTGAAATAAGTTTAGAAGAATTTAAAAAGATAGAAGAAAGGAAAAATAATGAAAAAGAAACCACACGCATTTAGAAGTTATGTTACTGATTGGGTAGAGTCTAAAGAGTTTAGAAAACAAGAAGAACAATACCCGGAACCATCCGAACCTATGCAAATAGGATTACCTGGTGGTATAAAAATAAATGTAAACAAAGATCTTTTTGAAGCTACAAAAGAACTTTTAGAAAGAAAAGAAATAACAGTATTACAAAGAAAGAAGAACAATGGAAAAACTATTAGATCTAGAAAAACTTAAAGAAATAACAAGTAAAATGCCAAGGGATAAGTTAGAGCTTCTTCTCATGGCTAGTCTTGAAGAAGTAAAACGTTTACTCAAACTTTTAAAAGACCATGGTTATGAAGACGAAGATATTGACGATAGGACCATAAACTAATGTATCAACACTTAGATTTATTTAGTGGTATTGGTGGGTTTAGTCTAGGATTAGAAGCAACAGGAGAATTTGAAACTGTTGCTTTCTGTGACTACGATCCCTTTTGTCAAAAAGTATTAAGAAAACATTGGGAGAATGTTCCCATTTATGGAGATATAAAGGAGCTTACATATGAAAAACTCAAAGCAAATGGAATTAATAACATCGACATCATCACAGGAGGATACCCTTGCCAACCTTTCTCCGTTGCAGGTAACAAAAAAGGTGAGCAAGATCCGAGACATCTTTGGCCAGAGTATTTTAGACTTGTCCAAGAGTGTCGACCGACTTGGGTCATTGGAGAAAACGTTGGTGGACACATTAAACTCGGTCTTGACACCGTACTCTCGGACTTGGAGAGTGAAGGTTACTCCGCAAGGACGTTTAGTATTTCAGCTTCTAGCATCGGTGCCAACCACAAAAGAGAAAGAGTCTGGATTGTGGCCAACTCCAACGACAGACTCAGCAAACAATCGAACGAAGAAGTACGCACAGGGGGGAACACCTTTGACAATGGCAATTCAGACATGGCCAACTCCAACATCGAGAGATTGGAAGGATCAAATCGGAGCTTATCCTCCGAGCACGAACGTGACAAGAGGAGAGACTCTCATGAACACAGTGACGAGAAGATCATGGCCAACTCCAGCAGCGAGAGATTGGAAAGACACAGGAGAGAATACGAACTACGAGAAGATAGCGAAGAAGGGAAAGTTAGCAGGAGCAGTGAAAATGTGGCCAACTCCGAACGCATCAGACAACAGGGACCGGGGAAACCTATCGGATCCGGCAATACAGAGACGGATAGCAATGGGAAAACAAGTTGGTTTAACCATGGCAGTGAAAGAGAAGAAGGGTGGTGGGACGTTGAACCCAACGTGGGTCGAGTGGCTCATGGGATACCCAACAGGGTGGACCGACTTAAGTCCCTCGGAAACAGCCTCATCCCTCACATCCCCTACTACATCGGACAATCAATCATCCAATCAGAAAGAGAGTAACGAATGATAAGTAAAACAAACTTAGCTATTGAGCGTCACAATTTAAAAAATAATTTAGTTAAATTAAAAGCTCAAGACGATACAGTCAAATGGCTACAAAAAAAGATCGAATACCTACAAAAAGATAATTCTAAAAACATAATTGAAGAAATTCAAAAATGGATTATTGAAGGAATTAACGTTAGAGCAGAGAAAAGAAAAGAGATTAATCAGACATTAGATAATTTACCAAGAGTAAATTCAATATCAATCAATCATCTAGACAGAAAGAGAGTAACGAATGAAATATAAATACGATCACATTATTAAAATATTAAAACAAAGATTTAAATGGACGAAGATACCTCTTATCGAAAAGAAACTAGAAGTAGATAAGTGGTGGGAAAAAATTCCTCACGGTCCGAGTATGGGAGAATAGAATGCCACAACTTAAAAAAGAAAAGCTAAGTGCAGAAGAACAAAAAGTATTAGATAATTGGAATAAATTAAGTCAAAAAGAAAAAGACAGTTTATTTTTAGACATTGTTCAACGCATGATTAGGGTAGAAAAAAAGATAAGAAGTTATACAGAACTACGATATACTCCAGCTGCAAAAAAAGAATTGAGGGAATATATTGCCTGGTCTGTTAGACAAAGAGAAAAAAATCGTGGTTAAAAAATCCGCAAAGGGAGCTCTAGGTGAGTTGACCGTGGCCATTGAATACATGAAAAAGGGATATTGGGTTGCCTTATCGGTTGACCCTCAATGTCCCTTTGATTTAATTGTTGTCGATGATCAGGGAAGATGTCAGTTAATAGACTCTAAATGTAATTCTATTCGAATGACCGGGAAAAGAAAAGGAAGTCGGATTAATAGATTACTGAATAAGAAACAGAAAGAAATGGGAGTAAGATTAAAATATGTCGATTGCGATAAATAGTAAATTCATCTATCCAAAAACTATTCGAGAAGCTATCTTAGGTCATAGGCATTATGCTGTGGGTGAAGAAAAACTTCCGAGTGTTACAACAATACTAGGTGAGACGAAAGATAAAACTTTTTTAAAGGAATGGAAGAAGAGAGTAGGGGAACAAGAGGCAGAGAAAATTAAGAACTCTGCTTCCACTAGAGGTAGTGTGATGCATCATATTCTAGAAGAACATATCAAAGGTAATAAACATGTGGATATGACTTCTATTGGACAGCGAGCAGGAGTTATGGCCAATATTATTATTAGTAAAGGTTTATCGAAGGTAGATTTAGTTTATGGTATTGAGGCTGTCATGCATTACCCCGGTCTTTACGCAGGTTCTGCTGATCTAGTGGGAGTACACGAGGGCCAAGATGCTATTATGGATTTCAAACAAACAAACAAACCGAAGCGAGAAGAGTGGATCGAGGATTATTTTCTACAGTTAGCTGCTTACGCTATGGCTCATGACTATGTTTATGGTACTCAGATCAACAAAGGTGTTGTCATGATGTGTAGTGTTGATAGTTATTACCAAGAATTTATTGTAGAGGGTGAGAAATTAAGATATTATAAACACGAATTTTTAAGGAGACTAGATAAATACCATGGAACTCAGTAAAACTGATATGATTAAAGAGATTAATCTATTAGCTCAAGGTTTATCTGAACAAGATCTCAAAGCATTAATGGCTATGACTGATCAAGAAGTTAAGACTATCTATACCAACGCTATGAATAGTATGAAAAAAGCAGGTGGTGGTATGATAGACAAGGCCATTTTATATCCCCCTAGAAATTAATTGTTAAAATTTTTTTTAGTAGGGTGGATTTGCATAGGTCAAGGTGTAGAACAGAAGTGTGTACGCATGGCTTCATCCATTGTTCACGATAGTTATGACGATTGTAACCAATATTTCAGCGTGGTTCGTGAAGAAATGACTGATTTAATTGACGTAAAGCTTCAATTTACGTGTGTCGAGGCCGGATTATTAGAGCATTACCTATAAGGAATATTAGGCCCCCTATGTGTAAAAAAATATTTTTACTAGGGTAGGGTGCGGTAATGGTGGTAAATGGCTAGAATGGTTGATAAATAAGGTTAAAACAGTCAAAAAGGCTTACCAGAGTAGTGGTAAGCACTGGTAAATATCAAACTCATTAGCCGTATGGCAATCTAATTTTTTATTTTTATATTTAAACTTGAAGGGGGTCTAATATTCCTTATAGTGAAAATATGGATATAGTTAGAGTAGTTTGGTTAGATACTAATGAATGTAGTCTATCTACTTGGCAAAGTAGAGAAGAGTTATTAGCAAGTAAACCTTGTCAAATATCTTCACTAGGGTATTTAATTAAAAAAGATAAAAATTCTATAACATTATCAGCAGATAAAGACGACTTTGATCAAGACGATTTATTCGGTAGATCTCAAGTAATTCCTATTGGCGTGGTTTTAAGAATAGAATACTTAAAACTAATTTAGGCATATCTGTTGTGTTAATCTAACACTTTTTAATTTTTTAAATTCAAATAAACATTTGATTATGTTTAACTTAACTAATAAATCGAAAGAATATCTATTAAATATATTTAATACTAAGAAAGAACCAGACGGAATAAAAGACTTTTGTAAGGCTGAGTATGGTAGTGATTGGTTGTTTGCTTATACAAGCTTTAAAACAGACGGTCGTTTTCCTAACACAACAAGAAGAAATATTTAATCGGTATCCTCTTCTATTGGTTTAACAAGCCTTAGAATTCTAGGTTTTTTAACTTTATCTTTTATCTCTTCAAAGTCCTCTTCTAAAAGAACTTTGTTTTCTTCTATAATAGATTTCATTCTTTCTTCTAATTCTTTTTCTGTAAGATCTTCTAGTTTACCATGTTTAATTATCTTTTGTTCTATATATAATCCTGCAGCTTTACCCCTTGCGACCTCTGCATTGACGGCAGCAGACCAAGACTTAGCTTCAATAGCTTCTTGTCTAATTCTTGCTAATTCTGTTATATGTCTCTCATAAGTAATCTCATATTTCTTTTGCATTTCAGCCCTAAGATTATTCATATGCTTGACGACTAAAGGAAATTTATTTGGGTTTCTTAGTTCTGAAGCTCTTACATGGCATGAGCCCTCTGCATATCCTGCTTCATACGCACATTCTGTAGGTGACATACGACCCTCATTAAAAACTAATAACTCAGCAAATTTTTTTTGTTGTTCTGTTAATATTTTTGGTAATCCCATGGGAAGTAAATATAAGTAAATTTACTCAAGATTACAATAGTTTTTTACGCCTGCGTCTTGGTGCATAATACTCAGGTCCATGACTAGGTAATAAATCTAAGTGAGTATTGCTTGCTGCTTGAGGCTTGCTGCTTGAGGCTTGTGCCTTATAGGTTATAGATTCAATACTGCTATTATTTTCAAAAATTTCCAGGGTATACCGGGCCACATTAACAGCCCGGAATTTATCTATTATTTTTTTATCTATCATTGACGCTTTCTAGATGCTCAACAAAACTTTTGACGCTTGCTATAACTTCTTTTGTACTTAATTTATTTTGTTCCTTGTATACTTCACGCCAGTTTAAAGATTTTGAAAAGGCGTTTATCATATGGTTTAAATCCATATCTAAAATTGGAATATTAAGGCCTTTACTTGATGACCACCAATAATTTAAATCGTTATCGTTCATATTAGAAGGTATAGCTCTCTTTGTTTTTATTTGCATAACCTCTAATAAATCTCTAACAGTTAATTGATCACGTTGTAATATATTGGCAACATCTAATATATCTTGTATATCTATTTTTTTCTTTCTCACTTATTCCTCGCTTTCTAAAAATTCATTAAACTGGTATTTATAAAATCCGTCTTCGTTTACAAATTTTTTAAATAAATATTGTTTTAATAAATTTTCATTTATTCTTTTCCTAAAATATGCAGCAAAAATAGTTAATACTCTATTTTTAATCACTCTAGGAAATGGTGGATAAAAATTACTTTCTAAATGAACATTTAAACTAGTAATTTTATTTATATTTACTTCATCTATTTTGTGAAATAGTTCTTTCATTTATTCCTCGCTTTCTAGTACAAATCCAGAATAATCTGTCTTTGCTTTTCCTTTTGCTTTTAATCCGGCAATGATATTATTACCGTCTAAAAATCTTAAGTCGCTTTCGTCTGCATTTATAACCTTAAACCCCTTAAAAGTTTTAGGTAGATTAGATCTAAAAACGGCAGCAATATTGCCACCAAGTTTTAAAACGTTCATAGCTTCGTCTTTGTTATCTTCTGTTAGGCTGTAAGTTAGATGATAATTTGACGGCATTTGGCCATTCACATGTTTTAAAATTCTCTTATAAACCTTAGTATAATCGTAAAATTGCACGCTTGAAAACTCTTGTATAATCCCGGTATTTTCCCAGGATATATCACTCGTGCCGTTTAATCTTATACAAGGAATTAAATTTTTCTTTTGAGCTCTGATTAAAAAAGCTTTTATTTCTTTCCTTAGTTGATTTAAGAAAGTTTCTCTTTCTTGAATATACCACCTTGTTTTATTTATTCGTCCTTGCTGCACGTTATTAAATGCACCATGGCCAGCAGTATATAAACAAGATTTTAAACAGCCTTTGCTTGCTTGGGGGCAGACATTAAAGCCAGATTGAGACCCAGACGCACCGTAAAAAATAGCTGTCATGTATCCGAAATTTTGGCCTTTTACAGTCTTAGCATTATTATCAATATTTAAAATCTTAGGTGATTTTTTGAACTCTAAATACATTTTTTTCTTTCTCTCTTTCTGTCTATTTTATACCACATAATCCCATAATAGACAAATAAATATTAATATATTATATATAATTCTATGGTGAATTTACTTTGAAACCTGAATCTAAATTATGGCAAGAATTGAAAAGAAAAACGCCTTTAATATCATGGACTAGATTAGAAAGTTGGGCGTCTTTGGGTGTTCCTGATCTACTTGGTTATGTTGACAATAAAGGTTTTTTTACTGTCGAATTAAAAGTAATCAATAGTAATAAAATTCGCTTTTCACCTCATCAAATATCGTTCCATATTAAGCATACTAAAAATTCTTATATCTTGGCCAAGGCCCTCGATCCTTTGAGCTATAAACTTTATCCAGGGGCCTCGGTCCTTGCTCTATCAAAAGGCGAACCGGTCCGGGAACTAGCTGCCAATTGGTTAGATATTCAAGAAAAACTTATCCACAGTTAATATTATATTATCCCATTTTATACTTGACTTTCCCATAATAAAGTTTAAAATAGTAAGGGTTGGGAGGGAGGGCTAAAAGATTCCCGGTGCTTGCGCCTTCTGGGCCCACCCGCCCCCACCACCCCCGGTTTCCCTGGTTCGTGCAGCTTGCTGCTTGTGGCTTGTGGATTATTTTTTATTTTTTTTTTCAGCCTCGAGCTCTTGCAGCTCGTGGCCTGTGCCTAAGCAATAAATTCCCAGACCGGAATTTATTATTTTTTTTAACCCAGATCTGGGCTTGTTGATCTGGTATTTGGAATAAAGCAATCGCCCTAATGGGCGATTGCTTTTTATTTTTATTCAATCTCTGTGATCCTGTAGGCATTTTCTTTTGGATCTTTATCTTTATAAGATACCATTTCAACCCACCTTGTGGCCTCTTCCATGCTTTCAAATTCCATAATCTGAGTAACAAAAGAAGGTTTTGCCTTATAAGTAATTTGAAATTTCTTAGGTTTATCTTTGATGTAAAGCACAAAAGAGTCCACCTTATCTTTATCAGCATTATGATAATAAGATCCATTTGACCTTCCATATTTTACAGTTCTATAAAGTTTTCTATTAAGATATTTTCTCGCTAACTTAATAAATAAATTACCTTCTTCATCGTTAGGAATACCATAGAATTGATATTCCCCTCCTCCGTTAGGATTTTTTTCAATCCTCTTTTGATAGTCATTAACTAATTTTAGTTTAGTCATTTGCTTTCTCCTTTTCTAAAATATAACTTTCTATTTCATCAAATAGTTCTAATCCTTTTTGAGTGTTTCTCGTTCCTTCATCGTTAGGATTATCCTCTATAAATTGATCAATAGTTTTTTGATCTAGTTTTTCCATGAAAATCCAAAATATTCTATCTGTCATTTCATAGGCTTTCTCTTCTTTGGTTTTAGTCACTTGACTTTCCCATAATAACATTTGCTTTCTCTCTTTCTTTTAGTCCGTTGAAGATGTGAGCAATCACATCTATTGTCCAACCGTCTCCAAGTATACAAGCAATCTGATTTTCGGTCAAACCTTTTGTATATCCTCTTGGAACTGTTTGGCAATCTTCTCTCTCTTGTGGTGTTAAATATCTAACACCTTCATAAATAGATAAATCAATATTACTATTTTTAATATGTTCATCTATTTGTTTTGCGTTCATGTGTTTAAAATTTTCATTGTAATGGAAAACACATTCGCCAAAATGTTTTTGAGATTTAAAAATCAAAGTTGTAAACCCTGTTGAATAATATCTATGAAACATTTTAATAGGTGTTGATAGTGGACGACTGTCACTTTCAAGCAAACATCTTGCATGAGTTCTTTCCGTCCAACCATTTTCTAAAACTTCAATTAATTGTTTTGGCCTTGGATAAATATAAGGCAAAGGAATATTAGTCCAATATAATCTATGTCTTAACTGTGGAGCAAAATGCATAGAATTAATTTTGATTGGCTTGCAATTTAATTCCTTAGAAATAATATCTTCGTGCTCCGATTTCATTCTTACATTTTCTAATAAGAAATATTTTGGTTTCACTTCATTCTTTAATCTTAACCACTCATAAAATAAACCACTCTTGGAACCTTCAACACCTAATCTATTTTTATTAGCACCACTAAAATCTTGGCAAGGTGAACCACCAATGAACAAATCTATTGTAGGAAGATCACTACCTTTAATGGTAGTGATATCACCTAGTCTATTTTTTTTATCTTGAGGATAATTTTTATTTGCAATATCAATTGCATATTTTTTAATTTCAGAGCTATAATAATTATCTACGGACAGCCCTACCTTATCTAATGCAATACGACCACAAGACATTCCGTCAAATGCTGAAAATACATTCATGTCATTTACCTCCAAAATGTTCGTTAAGAATAACCCAAACGAAAAGCATTGCGACCACCGAAGTGATCACAATGCAAATTGTATTTAAATCTTCCATTATTTTTTATCCTTATAATTTTTAATGGCATCATGAACAAGATCAACGGCATATCTACGTTTACCACCAATGTTCCATTCTTTAATATCTTGAGGATCTAAACCTTCCTCTTCACCACAATATCTTTTACCATTTTTCCAATTGTAGACAGTAACAATCTCGTGATTGTCATCGGTTCTAGTGCTTTCAATAAAAGTTAAATTCCATTCAACTTCTATTTTAGTTTCAATCCCACCTTCAAAAGTAGGATTACCAAAAGCACCAACTAAATCTTCATAAGAACATTCAATATAACCTTCAAGATGAGTTCCTGTTCTACCGTGATCTTCATTTTTAATAATCATTTGCTTTCTCTCTTTCTGTAATAATTACCAAATATTTTTAAGCATTGGTCTTTGCTTATTACTTCATTTAATTTGCTACACATTAAAGGACATTTTTCATCATGTTCAATTCCGTAAATTGCATGAAGTATTTCATGATAAACAACATTCCTTAGAAAATCATTATTTCTATAAGTCATATAAGATTTATCATCTATCCAAATAATATTGTCATTAAGTCTAGCAAGACCTAAAACACCACAAGTTTTAGATTTACCTATTCTAACATCTATTCTTGGAATATCAGAATAAACATTTTTGATTTCATAAATCATATCAATAACTTGTCTTCTTAATTTGTAGACATCATCATTCATTTTATGGTTTATAAAATCTTTTGTTGTTTTCTTTCTCATGACTAAAAATCTATCAAATTAAGTTAAAAAAGTATCCCATAAAATGCATTATTTTAACTTAGAAATCTATCACGCTTCATGCTCCGATGTATCTGTATGGGCTTTATAATGGGTTTTTATGGGATAATATATTATAGATAGGAATTCTGGAATCTGGAAACCTACTGCATCTTGTGTTGCAAAAATGCAACACCTACTGGATATAGTGGCTTGAGACCTATGGGCCCACCCACCCCCACCACCGCCCTCTGCTTCTCGCCCCGCTGGGGCGAGATCGGATAGAGGTACCAAACCATGTTTCAAACTACATTTGTTTATTGGCACCCCCACCCCCCTTTTTGTATATATAGGGATCCTAATGTACTTGTATATAGTCGATTTTAGAGATAACATCACCCAAAATACTTATTGAAAAAATTTTTTAAATTTTTTTTTCGTTTTTAAATGTTTGAAGATATAGATCTAAGAAAGCTACCCATGGAAGCCAAGAAAGATTTCATGAAATATGCAATAAGATTGGAAGAGAAGAAAAAAGAAAAAGCTGTCTCTACTGATTTTATGTCTTTTGTAAAATATGTTTGGCCTGATTTCATAGAGGGGTCCCATCACAAAATCATGGCTGATAAGTTTAATCAAGTGGCCGCGGGCAAGATAAAAAGATTGATTATCAATATGGCACCTCGACATACAAAATCAGAATTTGCATCGTTCCTGCTCCCCGCTTGGATGATCGGTAGGGATCCTAAATTAAAAATTATTCAAGCAACTTTTAATTCAGAGCTCGCTGTTCGCTTTGGTCGTAAAGCCAAACATCTTATCGACACAGAAGAATATAAAAAAATTTTTCCCACAAAATTACAAGAGGATTCTAAAGCTGCAGGTCGTTGGGAAACCAATCAAGGTGGTGAGTATTTTGCAACAGGTGTGGGTGGTGCTGTGACAGGTCGTGGTGCGGATCTATTTATTATTGATGACCCTCACTCGGAGCAAGATGCGATGAACATGAATTCCTTTGAGAGAACTTGGGAGTGGTATACTTCCGGTCCTCGTCAGCGTTTACAACCTGGTGGTAGAATTATTTTGGTAATGACGAGATGGAACACAAAAGATTTAACAGGAATGCTGCTCAAAGCTCAAAGTGATCCTAAAGCTGATCAATGGGAGATTATAGAATTTCCAGCAATCCTACCAAGCAATAAACCTGTATGGCCAGAGTATTGGAAGTTGGATGAATTACAAACGGTCAAAGCTTCGCTGTCCGTGAGCAAATGGAATGCTCAGTATCAACAAAATCCCACGGCAGAAGAGGGGTCTATTATTAAACGAGAATGGTGGAGGGTGTATGAAAGCGAAGAACTTCCTGCTCTACATCATGTGATACAAAGTTATGATACAGCTTTTATGAAAAAACAAACAGCAGACTATTCCGCTATTACTACGTGGGGAGTCTTTTATCCGACCGAGGACAGCGGACCAAACTTGATTTTGTTAGATTGTGTGAAAGATAGATTTGAGTTCCCGGAACTAAGAAGAGTAGCTAAAGATCAATATGATTATTGGAAACCTGAAACGGTGATCGTGGAAGCAAAAGCATCAGGACTACCTTTGACATATGAATTACGCAAAATGGGAATACCGGTTTTAAACTTTACACCTAGTAAAGGAAATGATAAACATACAAGGGTGAATTCTGTAGCTCCTATCTTTGAAGCAGGACAAGTGTGGGCACCAGATAAAAAATTTGCAGAGGAAGTTATAGAGGAATGTGCTTCGTTTCCATATGGCGACCATGACGATTTAGTAGATAGCACAACACAAGCTGTCATGAGATTTAGACAGGGAGGATTTATTGAACACCCAGACGACCAAGAAGATGAACCCTTACCTCACCAACAAAGGACGTATTATTAATGGCTGAAATAGATAAAGCATTACCAAATGAAAATTTAAAACTTGAGGAAGAAGATCAAGAAGTTTTTGTAGAAGAAACAAAAAAAGATACAGGTCCTGTTGACATCACAGAAATGGAAGACGGTGGAGCAGAAATTAATTTTGATCCGAATGCTATGGAACCCATGGATCCTAGCGAACACTTTTCTAATTTAGCAGAAGTTTTACCTGATACAATTTTAGATCCAATTGGATCGGATCTTTCTTCTAAGTTTGAAGATTACAAATCATCAAGATCAGAGTGGGAGAAAGCTTACACCGATGGTTTAGAATTATTAGGATTTAAATACGAAGACAAAAGTGAACCGTTTCGAGGTGCAAGTGGTGCGACTCATCCTGTTTTATCAGAGGCCGTGACACAATTTCAATCACTTGCTTATAAAGAATTATTACCAGCAGGGGGACCTGTAAGAACACAAGTTGTCGGTAAAGATGACATGGCAAGAAAAGATCAAGCCAAGCGTGTGAAAGAATTTATGAACTATCAGATCATGCATGTCATGAAAGAGTATGAAGCAGACTTTGATCAAATGTTATTTTACTTACCTCTTGCAGGATCTACTTTTAAAAAAGTTTACTATGATCAATTATTAAATAGAGCTGTATCAAAATTTATTCCTGCAGATGATTTAGTTGTACCTTACTCAGCAACAAGTTTAGATGAAGCGGATACAGTTATTCACGTTGTAAAGATTTCTGAGAATGATTTACGCAAGCAGCAAGTCAATGGTTTTTATAGAGATATAGAACTTTCAACAAGTTATGGTGGAGCAAATTCAGATTTAAAAAGTAAAGAAAGAGAACTCGAAGGAGTTAAAGCAAGTGGTCAAGATGAAGACATGTATACTCTTCTAGAGTGTCATGTAAATTTAGACCTAGAAGGTTTTGAAGATATGAATCCTCAAAGTAATGAACCTACAGGAATTAAGTTACCTTACATCGTCACAATCGAAGAAGGTACAAATGAAGTTTTATCTATTAGAAGAAATTTTGCACAAGGAGATGTTTTAAAAAAGAAAGTTGATTACTTTGTACATTTTAAATTTTTACCGGGTCTAGGTTTTTATGGCTTTGGTTTGATTCACATGATTGGTGGATTATCTCGAACTGCTACGGCAGCACTCAGACAATTACTAGACGCTGGAACTTTAGCGAACTTACCTGCAGGATTTAAAATGCGTGGTATTCGAGTGAGAGATGATGCACAGCCTCTACAACCTGGTGAGTTTAGAGATGTGGATGCTCCCGGTGGAAACTTAAGAGATTCTTTTATGCCCTTACCTTTTAAAGAACCTTCACAAACTTTACTTACCTTAATGAGTACAGTCGTCTCTGCTGGTCAGCGTTTCGCTAGTATTGCAGACATGCAAGTGGGTGACGGTAATCAAGGTGCTGCCGTAGGAACGACAGTAGCATTATTAGAACGTGGATCTCGTGTGATGTCAGCTATTCACAAGAGACTCTATTCAAGTTTAAAACAAGAATTCAGTTTATTATCTAAAGTCTTTAGTTTGTATCTTCCTCCTGAATACCCTTACGATGTTGTCGGTGGACAACGCAACATTAAACAAACAGACTTTGATGATAGAGTAGACATCTTGCCAATTGCGGATCCGAATATTTTCTCCCAAACGCAGCGTATATCTATAGCTCAAACGGAACTGCAAATGGCAATGTCTAATCCTAAATTACACAACTTATATAATGCTTATTACAACATGTATTCTGCATTAGGTGTTAAAGATATAAATTCTATTCTACCACCACCCGCAAAACCTGCACCAATGGATCCAAGTATGGAACATATACAAGCAATGGGTCAAAAAAGTTTTCAAGCATTTCCAAAACAAGACCATAGATCTCATATTGACGCTCATTTAAACTTTATGGCAACAAATATGGTCAAAAATAATCCGTTGATTTCTTCTTTGGTGTTTAAAAACGTACTTGAACACATAAGTTTGATGGCACAAGAGCAAATTCAGATAGAATTTGCAGAAGATTTAATGAAATTACAACAAATGCAGATGCAAATGCAACAAAATCCACAAATGGCACAACAAATAGCACAAAATCCTGAATTACAACGTATACAAGTGACTATTGAAGCTAGAAAAGCAGTATTAATTGCAGATATGACTAAAGATTTTATGCAAGAAGAAAAGAAAATTGCAGATGACATGAACAAAGACCCTCTTATCAAACTAAAAGCTAGAGAAGTAGATTTAAAAGCAAAAGAAGAAGCTAGAAAAGAAAAAGAAGGAGAAGAAAAATCTGAATTAGATAGATTGAGATTAATTTCCAATAGACAACTTGCAGAAGATAAGTTAGAACAGAGTGATGAACATCAAAAACTTCGAGCAGGTGTTAGTTTGGCAAAATCAGGTATTCAAAAAATGACAATGGTAGATGTAGATGGGCAGTAAAGCAACTAAAAGTCCTTCTCAAGGCACTACTAGAAGAGGCGGAGGAGATCGTCTTTCAGTACAAGATCAAATGAGGATTGCCACTCCTCCTGTTTTTCCTATGGAGCAACTACAGCAATATGCTGCTAATAGATTTCCTGTAAACAATCCACCTAGCACTTCACAACCTTTAGATGTTACTCTAAAAGTAAGACCTCCTCAAAACGTAGGTGGTTTTAACATGCCTAATCCTAATAGAAGAAATGAACCTATGGGTCCCGGTCAATCAATGGCCATGGCAGGTAATACAGGTTTAGCTACAGCTTCTGAAAATCAAGCGAACGCAATTTTAAAAGGTCTTCAAAATCTTGGAAGAGATGCTTCCTTTCAATCAATCGGTCAAAATATTGGCGAGACGGGATCTAAGTATCGTAGACCTGCTGACGTTGAAGGTTATGCAAGTAAGATGGATACAATCAATAAAGCTTTTGATGCAGGAGCTAAAACTTTTACAGGACCAGATGGTATTGATAGAATTAATTTAAGTGGAACAGGTTTAAAAGACGATCAAGGTAGAACAATTTTATCTATGATGAATCCTGAATTAACTGCTACAGCTCCTACACTTAGTCAACTTGGTGGTGATATATCAAGAGGAGTTACAGGTTTTAATTCTCTACAATATACTGACCCAAGCATCAATAGACCAGAGATGGTAAGAACACAAGGACTTGCAGATGTCTTAGCAAAAGCTGCAATACCCGGTTCAGCAGCTTTTAATATTTTAAAAGATTTAGTTGGTAAAGGAAAAAATTTATTTTTTCCACAAGATGAAGATGATAATACAATTAGTTTATCAGATGTTCGCCCAGCCATGACTTCAAATGAAGCTTACTTTATTCCTCCAAAATTTAATGAACAAGATTTAACAACACTACCTGTTGACGAACAATCAACTACTCCTGTAACTCAATCTGGTAATATGACTTCAGAAGATTTTCAAGATATGTATCCTTACTTATTTAACGAAGAAGATGATTTAAGTGCAAGTGATATGGAAAATATAACAGACTATTTATCTAGAAGAGGAGTTCTTCCTTTTGCATATGGTGGAACAGTAGCACCTAAAAGCGGTCCAATGTCAGAAGGTATTGGAACCTTGTATAATACAAGATAACTGCTATAATCCTCCACACAAAAGGAGTCTAATATGATGTGGAAAGATAAAATATTATCTAAATGGACAAACTTAAATAAAAAAGGCAAAGTTATTGTTGTAGCTATTGCTATTGTTGTTCTTTATATGGTAATACAAGGGGTTTAAAATGTTTAATCTATTAGTCGGACCTCTCACCTCAATTATCGGTGATACAGTAAAAGGTTTTGTTGCAACTAAAAAAGCAAAATCAGAATTAAAACTTACTGAAATTCAAGCACAGAAGTCGTTGAAAGAACAACAAATAGCAGGCAAGGTTGCTTGGGAGGCTTCGGCTGTAGATCAAATGAAAGGGAGCTGGAAAGACGAATTTGTTTTATTAGCCCTAATGATTCCTGCAATTTGTAGCTTCTTGCCTTTTATGCAACCACACATAGCTCGTGGGTTTGAAATTTTGGAAACTTTACCAGAATATTATACCCATTTATTATATTTGGCTTGCTCCGTTTCTCTGGGGGTTAGGGCGGTACCGGGTATCAAAGGAATGATTAGTAAAAAGAAATGAAACCACAAGCAAAGAAAAAAATTAAAAAGGTGATTAAAGGTTTAAGTAAAGCGTCAAGGACGCATGCTAAACAAGCAAAAACATTAAAAAAAGCGATAGGTAAAAACAATGGCAATAAATAGAGGAGCATTAAAAATGACTACAAAACTTAAAAACGGTAAGAAAAGAAAAATGTATAAGGACGGTAAACTTGTTGGTGGACAAGTTAAATTAGATAAAAATAAAAATAATAAAATAGATGCTGGTGATTTTCAAATGTTAAGAGGAGGCAAGAAAAAAGGTGGTACAGTTAAAAAAATGAAAAGAGGAGGCAAAGTTAAAAAATGACCGAAGTAGTTAAATGTGAAAAGTGTGGTCATCTTTGTCATTGTGGTATGACTTGTATGGATTGTGATTGTATGACTTGTCCTTGTAAGGAGAACGACAATGGCTAAACTTTGTGCAAAAGGAAAAGCTGCTGCTAAGAGAAAATTTAAAGTTTACCCTAGTGCATATGCGAACATGTATGCTAGTGGAGTTTGTTCTGGTAAAATAACTCCTGGTGGTAAGAAAAATAAAAAAGCTGATGGTGGTATGGTTGGTAATGGTAATGGAATATCTCAATCAAGAAAACAAGTTTCACGTTTAAGAAAAGCAAATGGTGGAAAAATTGTTGCTGCAGGATGTGGAGCTGTTGATTCAAATAAAAGAAAAGAAACAAAAATTATTGCCGCATAATGGCTGAAAAAGGATTAAGATCTTGGGTAAAAGAAAATTGGGTAGATATAGCCAATAAAAAATCCGATGGTTCTTATCCTAAATGTGGTCGAAGTGGTGGAGAGAAAAGAAAAAATTATCCTAAGTGTGTTCCTATAGCGAAAGCAAGATCTATGTCCAAAGGTCAAAAAGCAGGAGCGGTCAGAAGAAAACAAGCTAAATCTAATACAGGTCCTAAACCTACAAGAGCAGCAACCTTTGCACCTAAAAGAAAAAATATGTCTATGGGTGGGTTGGTGTGAGAAAACCAGACAAACAACCACCTAAAACTAAAAAGTATTTTAGATCTACAAAGAGTGGTGCTGGTATGACTAAAGCAGGTGTTGCTAGATATAGAGCAGAAAATCCGGGTTCTAAGTTAAAGACAGCCGTTACAGGTAAAGTTAAAAAAGGAAGCAAAGCAGCAAAAAGAAGAAAATCTTTTTGTGCAAGAAGTGCAGGTCAAATGAAAAAATTTCCTAAAGCAGCAAAAGATCCTAACTCTAGGTTAAGACAAGCTAGAAGAAGATGGAGATGTTAATGTGGCTTGAAATTTGGTTTTACAAACTTATAGTATTAATAGAAAAATTAATGAAAACAAATTTTTTATTATTTATACTTTTAATATTTATTACAACTATAGCAGTAGTAACACAGGCAAAAGCAAACACCAATACGGTGTCCTCAACAGTTTTAAACAATGCACCCGCAACAGCGAATGCACCAACCATCCTCAACTCAAATTCTGATATTTGCAAAATCGGAATTGGTGGAAGTGTTCAAAATAATATTTTAGGCGTAGCTACAGGTTACGTCATCACAGACGAATTTTGTGAGCGTGTTCGCACAAGTAGAGCTCTTTATTCCTACGGCATGAAAGTAGCAGCAGTGAGTTTGCTTTGTCAAGATCCAAGAGTTCATGATTCAATGCAAAACGCAGGAACTCCATGCCCGGTCAACGGCTTAATTGGAGCCGAGGCAGCCTCTTATTGGGAGGCAAACCCTGATAAAATTCCTGAGGGATCTATGTACAGAGAGGATTACATGCAAGTCAAAAAAGCAGAACAGGTTAAAGGAGACAATGATGATCTTAAGAATTTTGGTTTACTTGTTCTTAGCTTCTTGCTATTCGTTCCTCTCTAAAGCAGATTGCTTACCTGACACTCAAGGTCTTTGCACTCCTGGTGTAACTATCACAGAAGATACACAAATTGACATAACTGAAGAAGACTTAGGAACAGAAATTGTTACAACAACTACAACTACTGTTACGACAACCACAGAAACTATTACAAATCAAAACTCTGATAACATACTTGATGGCTCAAACGGATATGTAGGATCAAGTAAAGAGGGAGATATGGATATCGATTGGGGAGGACAAGGTCCTGCTTCAATGCCAACAGGAAATAATTGTTATGGATTAGGCTCTGATAAATGTGCTCAAATTACAGGTAGTGGTAATTCTACATCCACCATGGGTGTTTCAGGAATGGGCACTACATTTATACAGACGGTTGATTTTTCTGAATTAAATATTAGTAACGGTGGTGAAGTTAAATACTCTATAGAAGTAGATAAACAGGATGATCAAGATCGAATATACATGCACATTACAGGACTTAACGGAAATAGTCAGGTCTTTTCAGGCACTGACATCTTGTCTGAAAGTGGAGTATCATCAGGCTATCAATCATATAATGGGTCTTTCGATTTCAGTGGTGTATTAAATAAAGTTACTATTGAAATAGGTGGTAGAGATATCAATTTAGCAGTTGGCCCGGTCTTTGATGACGTGAGTGTGGATGTATTTTATAATGTAATTAACACAATCATTACTCAACAAATAACTACAGTAGAAGAAATTTATTATCTTAATCTTTTAGATACAGAAATAAATTTTGCAGAAGAAGTATTTGAATTTAATGACATAGCTACGAATGATATTGGTGAGATAGAGTTTATGCCTTTTGAACCTGAATATGAAGAAGTAACTTACGAAACTGTTGAAATAGAAATGGCAGAAATAGAATTAGAATTTGAATATGTAGAAATTTCTTATGATGTTACTTTTGATGCTCCTCCACCCATGGAGTTATTACCCCCACCTGATATGAATATGGACTTTGAAATGCCAGTAAACATAGAAACCGTTACATTAGAAATTGAAATGGAAATGAATTTAGAATTACCTTCACTAGAGGATATGCCTCCTCCTCCAGATATGATGGCTTCTGTTGAAGAAGTTGCTCCACCTATAGAATTAGAAGAGATAGCACCGCCAATGGAAATGGAACCTGAAATGGAACCAGAATCTGTAGAAACAGAAGTAGAAGAAACCAAACCACAAATAGAAGAAGTTAAAGAAGAGCCTGAAATGATTGAATCTGAGCCTAAAGAAACCACAGAAGAGATAGAAGAAGTTGAAGAGATAGAAGAAGTTGAAGAAGAAACTCCTAAAGAAATAGAAGAAACTGAAGAAGAAACCAAAGAAGAACCAAAAAAAGAAATTAAAAAAGAAGAACCAAAAAAAGAAATTAAAAAAGAATCTTCAGCTAAAGAAAAAGCAGCAAGTAAAATAGTTAAAAAGATTGATGATAAAGCTAGATATGATGATGCCGCTCAAACTAAAACTTTAATAGTTATGCAAATATTAGGTAATACTAAATCTTTTTTTGACACACAAAACAAAATATTAGATGTAGAAGGTTTCTTTACTAAAGAAACTTTACCTGATACAATGTTACCAAATAACAACATAGCACAATATTTAATGTTTGGAGGCAGTGACGGTCTTATGGATCAAATGATAGACAGTCAATACGAATAATATGGAAGCTGAATTTGCAGGTTTAAAATTTAAAGGTGGAAAAATATTTGCACTACTTGTTGCCTTATCAACATTAATTGGAGGATTATATGGGGGCTTTGTCGCCTATAAGGATTATACCGATTTTAAAGAAATCGTGTCAGCTTATGTAGCTCCAGATTTATCTGGTTTTGATAAAAAATTAGCAGTGACAGAAGAAAAGATGAATAAAGAAGTTGCTGTTTTACAAACTGAAGTAGATATGATTATGCAAGAAATGCAAATGTTACTATCAGAAATTTCTTTAATAAGTGATGTTGCGAACGAATTAAAAAATGATTTACGTACAGATTTACGTAGAGTTGAAAAAATTATTGAGGATGTAGAACAGAATCAAAAACAAGACTCTCGTGAAAACTCAGCAGATATTAAGTTTGCTATAAAAGACATCAAGGAAGATATGACAGAATTAGAAGAAAAAATAACTGATATCATACAAAAAACTTTAGCTAATCCTTTAGCTGGAATGAAGTAATGAAACAAACAGGTAATGAATATTTTACACCATCACCTAAAAGAACAAGTATAGGTCATAGTAAAAATACAAGACCAAAAAATAAACACAAAAGGAGAAGTTGGAAGAAATATAATAAACAAGGTTAATTAAAGGAGAAATAAAAATGGAAGACATTGTAGTTATTAATAGAATACAAAAGTATATTAAAGATAAAATAGAACGTTGTTCTCAAACTTTATTATCTGGTGGTGTTGACAGTATGGATAAATATCAATACATTGTAGGAGAAGTTAGGTCTTTAGAAGACGTACAACAGGAAATCTCTAACCTGCTAGATAATAAGGAGCAAAATGATGGCTGAAGTGAAATTAGCACTACAAGAAAAATACGAAAACGAAAAAAAAGAAGAGAAAAAAGAAATAGAAAAGAAAACTCTCGATGCACAGAATATAACTGAATCTGAAATAGATAAACTACCTCAACCTACTGGTTGGAGATTATTAGTATTACCTTTTGTAATGCCTGAAAAATCTAAAGGTGGAATTATTATTGCTCAAGAATCTTTAGATCGAGCAAGAATTGCTGTTCAAGCAGGTTATGTATTAAGAGTTGGTCCACTAGCTTATCAAGATAAAGAAAAATTTAATACCGGTCCTTGGTGTAAAGAAAAGGAATGGGTTATCTTTGCTAGATATGCAGGATCAAGATTACAAATTGAAGGTGGGGAAATTAGAATATTAAACGATGATGAAGTGTTGGCGACAGTAAAAGATCCTGAACACATTCTTCACGCTATATAACATAGGAGATAGCTATGCCAGAAGAAGTATTAAAAGAAGAAGAACACAATTTAATTGACGTAGGCGAAGAAAAAGGTGCTGAAGTTGATTTAGATAGTGTTAAAAAAGAAGAACCTAAAGAGGAGATTGTTGTAGAACAAGTTTCTTCTGAAGAACCAAAAAAAGAAGAATTAAAAGAAGAGCCTAAAAAAGAAGATGAATTAAAAGACTATAGTGAAAGCGTTAATAAACGTATTGCTAAACTCACTAAAAAAATGAGAGAAGCAGAACGTCAAAAAGAAGAAGCTATAAATTATGCTAAAACAGTTATTGCTGAAAAAGACGCAAAATATAAATCTGATTTAAATTCTTCAACACAAGGATATGTTCAAGAATTTGAAAAAAGAGTTACATCTAATTTAGATGCAGCAAAAATTAAATTAAAAACTGCAATAGATAATCAAGATGTAGAAGGTCAAGTATCTGCTCAACAAGAAATAGCTCAATTAACTTTGGATAACGCAAGATTAGCTCAAGCTAAAAAGGCTCAAGAAGTTCAAAATCCAACACCTATCAATGCTCAACAACCTGTTCAACAACCTACACAACAACCAGGTTATGCAAATCCAACAGCAATAAAAGAAGCTGCTCAAGAAATGGATCCTAAGGCTGAGGCTTGGTCTGCAAAGAACAGTTGGTTTGGTAAAGATAATGCTATGACTTACACAGCGTTTGACATACATAAAAAATTAACTGAAGAAGAAGGTTACGACCCAACAAGTGATGAATATTATCAAGAAGTGGATAAAAGAATTAGACTTGAATTCCCACATAAATTTGATAATGTCGATAACAAACCGACCGAAAAGGTTACGCAAACGGTCGCTTCAGCTAATCGTCCAGCTCAAACAGGACGCAAAAAAACTGTGAGACTCACACCTTCACAGGTAGCAATTGCTAAAAAATTAGGTGTGCCACTCGAAGAATATGCGAAACATTTAACCACGAAGGAGGCCTAAGCATATGGAAAATAAAAATGAAAATAATAAAATGAAGACTTCTCGTGCGAGCGAAACTAGGGTTAAAAAAGAACGACCTAAAGTTTGGACTCCTCCATCATCTCTAGATGCACCCCCTGCACCTGATGGATACAGGCACCGTTGGATAAGAGCAGAATCTATGGGTTTCGATGATACTAAAAACATCATGGGTAAACTTAGATCTGGTTGGGAACTAGTAAGAGCGGATGAATATCCTAACTCTGAATTTCCTACTATCAAAGACGGAAAGAATACTGGGGTAATTGGGGTTGGTGGCCTATTGTTGGCTAGGATACCTGAAGAGGTTGCAAAGTCTCGTGAAGATTACTTTAAACAACAAACACAAGACAGAAACGATGCAATTGAAAACGATCTCATGAAGGAACAACATAATGCGATGCCTATCAATCAAGATAGACAGAGTCGTGTAACTTTTGGTGGTACTAAGAAAAGTTAATTTTTTAACAATTACTTATCCACTTGACAATAATAAATAGGAGACAATAACTATGGCAAACGCAAATAGTGCATTCGGATTAAAACCATATTTAAAAAATGGTAGTAATTCAAATAGTACAGGTGTCGGTGGATATTCTCACTACGAAATAAAGAACGACAACAGTAACAACATTTTTAATGGTTCTGTTGTTATACCGTTATCAACCGGTTTTATCGATATAGTCGGTGCAGCAGACGGTGGTACTGTAGCTCCTCTTGGAGTCTTTATGGGTTGTGAATATGTTTCATCTACAACTGGTAAACCGGTTTTTTCAAATTTCTGGCCGGGATCAGGGGCTGATTCAAATCACCCAATTAAAGCATTTGTAGCAGACGATCCAAATCAATTATTTTTGATCGCCTCAGATGCATCATTAACAAACGAAGCTACTGCAAGAGCAAGTGTATTTTTAAACGCTGACATGTCTAGCGGCACAAGTGGATCTACTGTAACAGGTAAATCTTCTGCTGCCTTAGGTGTAAGCACATTAGCAACTACAGCAGGATTAATGCTAAGATTTATGGGTTGGGCAGACGATGCAGCTAACGCAGATTTCTCAGCAGCAGGAATTCCATGTATTGTTAGATTTACATCTCACTTTAATGCAGACAGCTTAGGAATCGTTGTTGGTACACCAGCAACTACAGGAGTATAGAACATGGCCATATCAAGACAACAATTAGCTAAAGAGCTAGAGCCAGGTTTGAATGCTTTATTCGGCTTGGAGTACAAGAACTACGAAAACCAACATGAAGAGATCTTTACAAAAGAAACTTCAGACAGAGCTTTTGAAGAAGAAGTAATGCTTTCAGGTTTTGCTAACGCAGCAGTAAAACAAGAAGGTACAGCGGTAGGATTTGACGATGCACAAGAGTCATATACTTCACGTTATACTCACGAAACAATCGCTCTTGCTTTCTCAATCACTGAAGAAGCAATTGAAGATAATTTGTATGACAGAATCTCAGCTAGATACACAAAAGCATTAGCACGTTCAATGGCTAATACTAAACAAGTAAAAGCAGCGAACGTATTGAATAATGCGTTTAACTCTTCTTTTACAGGTGGAGACGGTGTAGAACTTTGTTCAACTGCTCACCCAACTGTATCTGGTGGTAATGTTGCTAACGAATTAGCAACTTCTGCAGATCTTTCAGAAACTTCTTTAGAGCAAGCATTAATCGACATTGCTGCATTTAAAGATGAGCGTGGATTAAAAATTGCAGCGAATGGTGTAAAAATGATTATTCCTTCACAGCTACAATTCACTGCTGAAAGACTTATGAAGTCTGCTCAAAGAGTTGGCACAGGAGATAATGACACAAATGCTATTGCATCAAAAGGAATGATTCCACAAGGTTATGTGGTTAATAATTTCTTAACTGATACAGATGCATTCTTCATTATGACTGATGTACCAAACGGTCTTAAGTATTTCGAAAGATCACCAATCAAAACTACAATGGAAGGTGACTTTGATACAGGTAATGTAAGATATAAAGCTAGAGAGAGATATTCATTTGGATTCTCAGACTTCAGAGGTATCTACGGTTCACCGGGTGCTTAATAAATAGTTTTATAACTAATTCTAGAAGGGGCCTTATGGCCCCTTTTTTTATGGGAAATCAGTTGACTTTATGGGAAATTAATGTACAAAATTAAAGCGGATAATATTGACAAGGAGATATATTATGGCCGCAGTATCACAGTCTTTAATCGCTGAGAAAATTAAGCTCGAATCTCAGTGGAATTCTCAGTATCTTAATTCTGGTAAAGAAACTCTTGAAATGAAATCTATTGAAGAAAAAATTAAAAGAGTAACAGCAAAATTAAGATGGAGGCATCAAGACTATGAAAGTCATTTATTTTTTAAATAGACTTATATATAAAAACGTTTATATTTAACCTTCTAGGAATATAAAACAACATGCAGACTGACCTAGCAGACGCACGTAGAGACTGTATGTATTTTACTACGGAGGTAAAAAATGGCAAAAACAACATTTTCAGGTCCAGTTATTTCTAAAAATGGATTTCAAAACTTTGGCCCTGGTATGAGTGTTAGCTTAACAGCCGACACAACTTTAACTGTAGCAACTCACGCAGGTAAGATTTTACTATGCAACGATGCTGATGGTAAATTTACTTTACCAAGCATTAATGTAAATAGTAATGCTGGAACTGCTGGTGATACAGATTTCGATAATTTAAATAACATAGGTGCAACTTTTAACTTTTTTGTTGAAACTGCTGCAACTGACATGGACATCTTAACAGATGGCACTGATAAATTTAAAGGTGCTATTCTAATTGGTGTTGATGATGGTGCGAAAAAAGCTTTTGTACCTGGAGCATCAAATGACGTTATTACTATGAATGGTTCTACAAAAGGTGGAATCGCGGGTAGTATTGTATCTTTCACAGCGATTGATACTGCTACATACTTGGTTCACAGTTCTTTACTGATTGGATCAGGAACAATAGTAACACCGTTTGCGGACGCATAATAATTAATTAAGTGTGGGCTTCGGCCCACACACAAATTTAAAAGGAGATAACATATGTCAGGTGGAAGTTCATTTTCAAGTGATCAAACGACCCTTAATAAAACTACTGGTGCAGCTTCTGCGTTAAAAGTAGGTAGAACTAGAGTCACATCTATTCAAGGTAGAGGTGAAGCAGGCTCTGTTTTATCTTTACATGATGCAGCTACTGCAGGTGAAGCAGACAGTGGTAATTTAAAAGCTATTTATAGATATGAAACTGAAGGATTAGAAGTTTATATTCCCGGTTCAGGTATCTTATTTAAAGACGGACTTATTGCTACACTTACTCAATCGAGTGGAACAGACGGAAGCGTTACTTTAACTATTACAGGAGCGTAAGTTTTAAAATGGCTACATCCGGTACAACAGCTTTTGATCTTGATATAGATGAAATAATTCAAGAAGCATACGAAAGATGTGGTATGTCTTTGAGAACTGGTTACGGTTTAAAAAGTGCAAGACGTTCTTTAAATATAATGTTTCAAGAATGGGGTAATAGAGGACTTCATTTATGGAAAGTAGATTTAGCTTCTGTTCCTTTGGTGGAAGGACAGGCTGAATATAACGCAACAACAGATAGCACCAATTTTCCTACAGGTGTTAATGAAATTTTAGAAGCATATGTTAGAAATAATACTACAAGCACAGCTCCTGTAGATACTTCTTTAAGTAAAATTGATAGATCAACTTATGCTGCATTAGCAACAAAATTGTCTAAAGGAACACCTAGTCAATATTATGTAGATAGAACTACATCACCTAGTATTTTTTTATATCAAACACCAAGTAGTACTTTTTCTGGATCCACTCATTTATTAAAATTTTATTATTTAAAAAGAATAGAAGATGTAGGTAGTGCTTACACAAACGAAACTGATGTAGTTTTTCGTTTTATACCATGTATGATTTCAGGTCTTGCGTATTATCTGAGTTTAAAGATAGCTCCTGATAGAATTGAATCTTTAAAAATGTTATACGAAGATGAGTTACAAAGAGCTTTAACAGAGGATAGTTCTTCTACTAGTGTTTACATTAGTCCTAAGAATTATTATCCTACAAATTAATTATGGGCAATTTCGCAAAAGGTAAATATGCTAAAGCTATATCAGATAGAAGTGGCATGGCTTTTCCTTATGGAGAAATGTTAAGAGAATGGAATGGTGCTTTAGTTCATAAGTCAGAGTATGAATCAAAACAACCTCAGTTAGAACCACGAACTCATGCAGCGGATCCTCAAGGATTATTAAATGCAAGACCGGATAGAGTAGAAAACTCTGTTCCTGTATTATTAAATATTAATTCTTTTAAAACAGGTAGTGCTAGTTCTTCAACTATAACAGTCACAGAAATAAATCATGGTAGATCTACTAGTGATACAGTTAGATTTAGAAATGTTTTAAGCTTTGATGGTATCTTAGCAAGCAATATTAATAAAGCTGTTGGATATTCTATTACTAAAGTAGATGATGATAGTTATACTTTTAGTGTCGATACAAACACAGCAACAACTGGAAATACAAAAGGAGGAGGCGGAAATGCTTCAGCAGGACCCGCAACAATCACAGCATGACAATGAATCTTAGTACATTAAGAACAAATATAAGAAATTATTCTGAAACAGATAGTAATGTTTTAACTGACACTGTTTTAAATGTGATAATTAAAAATGTAGAAAATAGAATTTTTAGATCAGTAGATTCTGATGATACAAAATTTTATGCTACTTCAGATTTAACCACAGGTAATAGATATGTTACTGTTCCGAACGATACTAGAATTATTAGATATGTTCAATTAACAAATCCTACAACTTCAGATCAATTTTTTTTAGAACAAGTAGATTCTTCTTTTTTGGCAGAATATTTTCCTGATCCAGATAATGCTAGTGATTATGGTACTCCTAAATACTATGCTAATTGGGATTCTGATAATTGGGTAGTAGCTCCAACTCCGGATGCAGCTTATGTTGTAACTCTAGCCTATATAAAACAACCTGATACTATTACTACTTCTGATTCTACTACAACTTATATATCAAATAATTTTCAAGATTTACTTATTAATGGATGTATGGTGGAAACTCTAAAGTACTTGAAAGGACCGGATAATATGTTACAACTGTATGAGAGTGCTTATCAAGAAGGACTTCAAACGTTTGCGGCAGAACAACAAGGTCGAAGACGCAGAGACGAATACACAAGTGGTGCAATTCGTTTAGATATACAATCACCACAACCGAAAATAAAATAAAAGGAGACGATAAATGGCTAATATAATACCAGATGCATTCAAATCAGAACTCTTATCTGGCACACATAATTTTGCTAATGGTGGCAATAGTTTTAAAATAGCTTTATACACAGACATCTCTGGATACTCTACATCAAGCACTACATACTCTACTACTAATGAAGTTTCTTCTTCAGGTACAAGTTATACTGCTGGTGGAAATGTTCTAGATAGTCAAGCTGTTTCAGTTGCAAGTAATACAGCCCTTGTTGATTTTGCAGACGAAGTTTTTTCATCTGTTACTTTATCAGCAGTCGGTGCAGTTATTTATAACGATACAAACAGTGATAAGCTTGTTGTTGTGCTAGACTTTGGAGGAACCAAAACTGCTACTAACGGAGATTTTACAATTCAATTTCCTGCAGCAGGAGCATCAACAGCTATAATAAGAATCGCATAATAGGTTATGGCTTTAGTTTTAAACGACAGAGTTAAAGAGACAACTACCACTACTGGTACAGGTACAATTAATTTAGGTGGTGCTCAAACTAATTTTGAAACTTTTGTAGCAGGAATAGGAAATAGTAATACTACCTATTACGCTATTGTTCATAGAAGTTCAGCAGAATTTGAAATTGGTTTAGGTACTATTACAGATGCCGCCCCAGATACATTAGCTAGAAGTACAATCATATCTAGCTCCAATAGTGATAGTGCTGTTAATTTTAGTGCTGGTACAAAAGATGTATTTTGTACAATGCCTGCTAGTAAAGCAGTGCATGAAGACGGTAGCTCTGATGTAACTTTACCTAATGATTTAATTCTAGGATCTGACTCATCAGTTTTAAAGTTTGGTGCTGATTCAGATACAACTTTAACACATACAGACGGCACAGGTTTAACTTTAAATGGTACAAATAAATTACTTTTTAGAGATTCAGCATTAGGTATTAATTCTTCTGCAGACGGTCAGTTAGATTTATTTGCAGATACAGAAATTCAAATAGCTGCCACCACGGTAGATCTTAATGGTCAATTAGATGTTTCTGGTGATGTAACTGTTGGAGATGATTTATTTGTTTCTGGTGGACTTATTGATCTTAAAAATGATGGCTCTTTTGTTTCACAAATAAAATTTTATTGTGAGTCTAGTAATGCTCACGCACAAACATTAATAGGTGCACCGCACTCTGAATCTGCTTCAAACACTTTAACACTACCAAGTAGTGGTGGTAGTTCTAAATTACTTTCAGCAACCTCAACCGCTACAGTTACAAACAAATCAATCGATTCAGATAACAATACAATTACAAACATTGTAAACGCAGACATTAAATCAAGTGCTGCGATTGCAGATACAAAATTAGCTACAATATCTACAGCAGGTAAAGTAGCATTAACAGCATTAGAAATAGATGGTGGCTCCGACATTGGAGCAGACTTAACAACATCTGATTTAATTATAGTGGATGATGGTGCCGGTGGTACGAATAAAAAAGCAGCATTATCTAGAGTAGTAACGTTGATGACAGCTCAAGGATTTTCTACTGAAGATCCAACAGCTCTTGCAATCGCCCTTGGATAGAATATAAAGGAAGGAGGATATAGATGGCAAATACATTTAAATTAGTGACAAAGGCAAACGTAACTAGTGCTGATGTTATCTATACTGTAGCAAGTGGTGCAACGACTGTAGTTCTTGGTGTAATGGTAGGTAATACAACAACTAGTCAAGTTACCGGAACTATCAGCGTGGCTTCTAGCACAGGTAGCAGATCAGGAGCTAACAATGAAAATAACCAAACAGTTGAACTAGTAACCAATGCACCGATTCCAGCAGGTGGTACGCTAGAACTAATGGCGGGTAATAAGTTAGTTATGGAGGCAGGTGATGCTCTTTCTTTAACAGCTTCAGGTTCTTCAGACATAGCTGTATCAATTATGGAGATTACATAGAATGGGTTACATAGGTAATATTTTAACAAAAGATTTTACATCTACTACAAGTGTACAAACATTAACAGGAGACGGCAGCACAGCGTATGCCATATCTACAAGTGTGTCTAATCCAGAACACATCGCAGTTCTTCGTAATGGAGTTCGTCAAAAACCGACAACTGATTATACAGTTTCCGGGAGTCAAATAACTTTCACAACAGCTTTAGCAAGCAGTGATAGTTGTTTTATTATATTTTTAGATAGTGTTGTTGGAACTAAGACACCAGGCACAGGATCTATTACAGCTCCTATGATGACATCCTTCAATGGAGTCTATGAAAACTTAGCGACAATAACATCAACTGTAGCAGTAGCTGCAAGTGATAACGCATTTTTAGCAGGCCCCGTAACATTTACAGGCACCGTCACAGTGGAGGGTAATCTTACAGTCGTATGAGTACGCTTGAAGTAAATACCGTTGATTCAGTTTCTGGAACTTCCAACATTACTATAGGTTCAAGTAACAGTTCTCAAATAACATTAAAATCAGGAGCTACACTAACAAACTTTCCAAGTAATAGTGCAGCTTTTTTGGCTAGGAACTCTGCGGATCAAACTCTTTCTGATAGTACGAAAACAATAATAACTTTAGGTACAGAGGAGTATGATGTTGACTCTGCGTATAATAACTCTACTTATAAATTTACCGCACCATCGGCTGGTAAATATTTTTTTTATGGATATTTTCAATTATATAACAGCAACAACACTTTATATAGAACACAAGTATACTTTGTAAAAAATGATAGTGGCGCATATCCTGATGATAGTGACAGATACTTTAGAAGAGATGCAGGTTCGTATCCTGATTTTTTTATGGGTGGGTACGCTACTGTCACAGCAGACATGAGTGCAAGTGATACAATGAATTTTTCTGCATACGGAGACGTGGGTGCAGGCACGATTTTATTGAAAGATGGTGCATATTTTGGAGGTTATAAATTAGCATAATGGGAACAATATTTGTAGATAACTTAGAACCACAATCCGGGACTAGCTTAACGCTAGGAGCGAGTGGTGATACAGTATCCTTAACTTCAGGAGCGAAGACTTCAGGGTTTGGTAAGATTGGTCAAGTCGTTTCAACTTTTAAAAATGACACCTTTGGCACATCATCATCTTCATTAGTAGATATAACTGGTTTTAGTGCATCTATAACACCTAGCACAACTAGTTCTAAAATATTAATTTATGTATGTGGTGGCGTAAGTTCAGGAACTGGTGGACATAATGTTTTATTAAGTTTGTTAAGAGGGTCTACAGAAATAGGTCAAGGGACTGGTGGTGGCACAAGTAATAATTTTATGATGACTAATATGGCTGCAAATTCTGATGTTATACTTTTTGGTCATCATTTTTTAGACAGTCCATCAACAACAAGTTCTACAACATATAAGATGCAAATGGCATCTACAAGTGGAACTGCACAATTAAATAGAAGAGCAGACACAAGTGTAAGAACTATGTCATCATCTATAACACTAATGGAGATTTTAGACTAATGTCAAAGATACTCGTGGATACCATAGACACTAGAAGCGGAACTTCTACCTTGACACTCGGTTCAAGTAATCTAACCACACTAACAAAAGCTAGTGGAGTAACTGCGAACTTTGCAGGTGTAAAAATGGCAGACTTGTGGAGACAGAACGCAGATACTGCAATAAGCGCAGCAACAGAAACAGTATTAGCATCAAATTGGGAACAAGCAGATACTGATAGCTTTGGAGTAATTGGCTCTGCTATGACACAAGCGAGTGGCATTTTTACTTTTCCAGAAACTGGTATTTATTTATTAATATTTAATTGTCAGATACACTCACCCTCACAAGGAGCAACTTATGCAGGTGGTATAATTCAAACCACCACTGATAATGGAACTTACAGTAATGCAGCAGAGGGTTATAATTCTATATATCACTCAAATGGATATGGCATAGTTACTATTTATCATCAATTCGATGTTACATCTACCTCTACACATAAAGTTAAATTCGTAGCTAATTGTGAATTTGCATCAGACGTAAGAGGAAATACAGGTTATAATAGAACTTGTTCACAGTTTATTAGATTAGGAGATACATAGAATGAGCACATTAAAAGTATCAACAATCTCGCCTCTCGGCACAGACGCTACGAAGACTATTACTCTTGGTGAGAGTGGCGGTACATTAGGTATTGCCTCAGGTGCAAAGACATCAGGCTTTGGTAAAATAGGTCAAGTAGTTACAGGCACAAAAACTGATGAATTTACAACAACATCTACATCATTTGTTCAAGCAACTGGAACAAGTGTAAGCATAACTCCTTCATCTTCATCATCAAAAATATTAGTTTTAGTAAGTTCAAGTGGAGGAAATAGTACAAGTGGTGCACAAACTAAGTATACAATTTATAGAGATTCAACAAACTTAGGTACTTCAGATGGAATTATTTTTTTAAGAGCAGGAGGTTCAAATGACCATGGGTCAATATCAATGAGTACCTTAGATTCACCATCAAATTCATCATCAACTGCATACTCAATATATATGAAAGTAAGTTCGGGAACTGGTTATCTTGGAGTAGGTAGTATAGAAACTTCAGTTACACTAATGGAGATATTAGACTAATGACAGTAACAACGATACCAACAGCGGGGATAGCGGACGATGCAGTAGGAAATACTAAGCTAGACTTAACTGAGAATTATGCTTTTACTGGTACTATTACTGGTACACCTCAAGGAATGACATTTCTTCAGGGTCAAGACGCAAGTAGTTCAAGTACAGTTACCGTTGGTAGTTCAAGTCTTTTTTCATCTACATATAAAATTTACATGATTCAAGGTAGCAATATTATTATGTCAGGAGATGGAAATAATCTTCATGTTAGATATACTTTATCTAGTGGGACGAAAAGCGATAGTTATTACAGATATGTTAGAACGAGAATGTATTCAGGAAGTTCTACAGTAAGTGGGTATGTATCAGAAGGTGATGCTCAAATACCTTACATTGGCGAAAGTATGGGAACCTCAGATGGAGAAAATGGTTATTTTACTATGTATGTTTATAATCCAAGTGAAACAAGCAGATATAAAACAACACAATTTATTTCGGGAACACAGGATTCTTCGAGATCACAACAACAAAATGTAACTAGTGGCTCTTACACAGCAAACACAGAAGCTATTCATGGTATATACTTTTTTCCTAACACAGGTACTATAACATCAGGTAGATTTAATTTATACGGATTGTCAAATGCCTAGGTATCATTTAATAGAAGGTAAGCATATACAATTTACAGCGGAAGAAGAAGCAGCTAGAGATGCAGAAGAAAAACAATTTACAGATAATGAAGTAAGTATATGGCTTAATCAATTAAGATATAAAAGAAATGCAATTTTACAAGAATCCGATTGGATGGCAAATTCTGATGTTACAATGTCGGAGGAGTGGAAATCTTATAGGGAGAGTCTTAGAAATATAACAAACGGTCTTACAACAGTTGATCAAATTAAAGAGTATTTAAAACCTGATACAACATCATGGCCAAAGAAACCGGAGGTAACAAAATAATGGCATATTTAGGAAACCCCGCAGCTCAAGGTAATTTTGCCGTCATTGATGATATCAGTGGCAG